CCTTTCCTCGCGTGGCCGCAAAAACGGGCTAGGGGTATTATTTTAGCACCATGCCAAAAACATTAGGAAAAGTGGGGAAGGCCCACCGTGCAGACTCAGGCGTCTCGCACATCAAGGACTTGGTGCCTGATCCTGAGAATCGGCGGGCGCATAACCCCCGGAATCTCGGGATGGTGTCGGATGCGCTGCGGGAAGTTGGGGCTGCGCGGTCGATTGTCATCGACGAGGACAACGTGATCCTGGCTGGCAATGGGGTGACTGAGGCGGCGGCTGAGGCTGGGATTACCCGTGTGCGGGTCATCGAGGCGTCCGGGGATGAGTTGATTGCGGTGCGGCGGTCTGGCCTGACGCCGGCCCAGAAGCGGGCGCTGGCGATTTACGACAACCGGACGGGGGAGTTGGCGACGTGGGATTTCGACCAGTTGAAGGCGGATGTGGATGCTGGGCTGAGCCTCCAGCCGTTCTGGACCGAGGAGGAGACGGCCGCGCTACTGGCGAAGCACTTTCCACCGGCCGAAGGTTTGACCGACCCGGATGCCGTGCCAGACGAGCGGGCGACCGACATCGTGCCTGGGGATCTGTTCGAGTTAGGTCGGCACCGGCTGATCTGCGGCGACTCCACAGACGCGCTGGTGGTGGACAAGGTGCTGGCTGGCGTGAAGCCGCACCTGATGGTGACGGACCCGCCGTATGGTGTGAATTACGACCCAGCCAAAGCTAGAGCACCCAGTAAGGACTCGGCGCGAGGCAAGGTGTTGAACGACGACCGATCCGACTGGCGTGAGGCATGGTCACTGTTCACAGGATCGGTTGCCTACATCTGGCACGCCATGCGAACGAGCGGCACGGTGTTCTCAAGCCTAGAGGATTGCGGTTTTGAGGTCCGTTCAGAGATCGTGTGGGATAAGGGTCGGCTAGTGATGAGCCGAGGCCACTACCATCCTCAGCACGAAAGTTGTTGGTATGCCGTGCGCGATACGGCCAGCTGGTCAGGCGGTACGAAACAGTCGACGGTTTGGCTGATTCATCACCAGAAGTCGGAAACAGGCCACGGCGCCCAGAAGCCGGTCGAGTGCATGCGTCGGCCCATCGAAAACAACTCCAGCCACGGCCAAGCCGTCTACGAGCCATTCAGTGGCAGCGGGACCACCATCATCGCGGCCGAGCAAACTGGCCGAGCCTGCTACGCCATCGAACTAAACCCGACCTACGTGCAGGTCGCCATTGATCGCTGGGAAGCCTTCACCGGCCAGAAGGCCGTCAAAGTTGGAGAGGCGGTCAGCGTATGAGCGTCCGCTGGTTTATGCCCACCGTGACGACCCACGAGGATATCTGGCGGCATCTGCGCTATGTCCCGATCTGCGGCTGGCGGTTGTCGTTCCGTGGTGGGGGTTGTGAATGAGAGGCCGCAAGCCGCAGCCGACGGAGCTAAAAAAGCTGCAGGGCAACCCAGGTAAGCGCCCGCTCAACACCCGCGAGCCGGTCATGCCGGAAGCGGACCCCTCCTTCGATGCGCCTCCGGTGGAACTAGCGTCTGACCTGGTTGCGGCTGGGGAGTGGCAGCGGTTAGCGCCTATTCTGCGGAAGTCCAAGACGGTGACAGAGGCGGATCGTGGGGCGTTGTTATCGCTGTGCCAGCAGTGGAGCCGATACCTTGAGGCCAACAAGAGCGTGGCGACGGCCGGTATGGTGGTCAGATCCCCAAGCGGCTACCCGATGCCCAACCCCTACATCGCCATTGCGAATCGGGCGCTGTCGATGTGCGTCAAGCTCTGGGCCGAGTTGGGGTTAACGCCGAGTTCCCGCAGCCGTGTGACCTCCGTGGGCGATGATTCCGCTGGCGATCCGTTTGCCGAGTTCGACGCCACCCCAGCCCATGTCAACTAACCCCGTCGATGACTATGCGCTGGCTGTCGTCAAGGGGCACATTCCTGCCGGCAAGTATCATCGGCTGGCCTGCACGCGGCACCTGAAGGACACGCAACGCGAAGGCACGCCTGGATTTCCGTATCGATTTGACCTGACTCGAGCGAATCGCCTGTTCCGGTTTGCCGAGCAACTCCGGCACTATAAGGGCGAGTGGGCTGGACGGAATATCAAGCTCGAGCCGTGGCAACTCTTCATCCTCGGCAGCGTGATTGGCTGGGTGCATCAAGACACTGGCCTGCGACGGTATCGCACGGCCTTCCAACAGATCCCTCGCAAGAACGGAAAGAGCCTCATCGCGGCCATCGTCCTGCTCTACCTGACGTTCTTTGACGGGGAGCAGGGCGCAGAAGGCTATTCGATTGCCACCAAGCGTGACCAGGCCAAGATCGTGTTCGGTGACGCCAAGAAGATGGTGCAGTCCAGCGGGTTGAAGACCCGGATCAAGATCCTCGTCTCCAACCTACACCGGGACGATTCAGCGTCTAAACTGATGCCCCTTGGGGCCGACCATGACGGCACAGACGGCCTGAACCCTTCGGTGGTCGTAGTCGATGAGATGCACGCGATGAAGGATCGCGGCATGTTGGACGTGATGGAGACGGCGACTGGTGCCAGACGGCAGCCGCTCATCTATGAAATCACGACCTTTGGAGACGATCCAGTCTCGCCGTGGGGCGACCAGAACGATTACGCCAACAAGATCCTTGAGGGCGTGCTAGTCGATGAGTCGTTCTTCGTGTTCACGGCCCACGCCGATCTCGAGGATGACTGGACGAAGCCAGAGACGGCACGGAAGGCCAACCCGAACTACGGTATCTCCGTCAACCCAGAGGACTTGGCCGCGAAGGTGCTGAAGGCGCAGGGGATTCCGAGTGCTTCGGCCACCTATAAACAGAAGCACCTGAATCTGCTCGTGAACGCCTCTGCGCCCTGCCTGTCTGTGGACGGCTGGCGCCGTGGCCAGTCGCATCTGAGCCGGGAGGAGTTCGCGGAGTCGCTTGAGCATGAGCCGTGTTTTGTCGGCATTGACCTCGCCTCCAAGATCGACTTGTGTGCGCTTTCCTTAGTGTTTCCTCCGTCACCACTTCGGTCGAAGTGGGCCGTGATTCAGCACATCTGGACCCCAGAAGACACGATGGTCGAGCGTGCCCACCGGGATAGAGCTCCGTATGGCATCTGGCATGACCAGGGCTGGCTGGAGACAACTCCCGGCACCCGCATCGACCACGAGGTTATCCGAGAGACGCTGGTAGCAGCACGGGAACGCTACGACCTAGAGATGATTGGCTTCGACCCGTGGCACGCGGACAAATTGATCGAGGAATTGATCAAAGTGGACGGCTTCCCTGAAGCGCAAGTGGTGGCGGTGCCGCAGACCTTTGCCGGCATGTCCTCGGCCTGCCTCCGGGTGCAGGCGGATATTCTCGCTGGGGAAGTCGATGCCGGTGGCTGTCCGGTGACGGCGTGGGCCGTGAGTAATTGCGTGGACCAGCGGGACGGTAAGGACAATATCCAGTTTATCAAGAAAAAGTCGAGGGGCCGGATTGACCCGGTCGTGTCGCTGTCGATTGGCGTGGCGCTCTGGCTGAAACGGCCAGAAGCGGTGGCCCCAGCCTTCCAAGTCATGGTGTTTGGCCGATGAGTTTACTCAAGCGTGCCGTGGACTGTCGGCCAGTCGGCCGTCCACGAAGCCTGACGCAGAAGTCCACCGTTTGCACCTGGGTTGAGAACACCACGCATGATCGGCTGATTCAAGTGGCGAACCAGCGCGGGATGTCAGTTTCGGAATACGTGCGGCGTGTGGTGGTCTTTGCTATCAAGGACGAGAGTTCAGGGAAGCCCACTTGACAACCGACCGCACACTATAGGAAAGTAGCGGAACCGTCGCGTGTATTCAGCACACGACGGCTCCTCACCACGTCAGGTCCGAAGGGGGACCAGATCATGGCTAAAGCCAAGAGTAACACCTCTACCGTTCTCGCTCCGTCCGACACCGTCAGCGACATTCTGAAAGTCAGCACCGGCACGCTGAACTGCTGCGTGCTCGGCACCAGCCCGATCATTCTCAATCGTCTCAGCGAGAAGGCGAAGCACGAACTGCTGATGCCCCGTGGACGCAAGTCCGTGTCAGAGCGGAGCACGTCGCTGAAGCACGATCCGTTCGCGGAATACCGTGCGTCTCCGCACACGCTGCGGTCTGACGACAGCCAGCCGACGTTTCTGGCGGTGCCGGCGACGGCATTCAAGGGGGCGCTTCGCACGGCCGCGCTCGACATGCCTGGGATGAAGAAGGCGCAGATCGGACGCCTCACGTATATCGAAGGCGATTACGTGAACCTCTACGGCATCCCAAAGTTGTTCATGGCGGCGGTGCGGTCGGCCGACATGAATCGCACGCCGGACATTCGCACGCGGGCCATCGTGCCGCAGTGGGCCTGCGAGGTGCGGATCACGTTCGTGGAACCGCTCATCCGGGCGCAAGCGGTGGCGAATCTGCTTGGTGCGGCAGGCATCACCATCGGCGTGGGTGACGGGCGTCCAGAGAAGGGCGCGATGAACAACGGCCAGTTCAAGATCGTCTCGAAGGATGACCCGGAGTTTCTGGCCGTCATCAAGTCTGGTGGTCGCAAGGCGCAGATCGAGGCCATTGAGCACCCGACCTGTTACGACGACGAATCCACCGAACTGCTGTCATGGTTCACGGGCGAATTGGAGCAGCGGAAACTGAAAGGGGTTGCGTGATGAAGCTCACGGAAGCACAGATCGCACGGCTGCACGGGTTGGCCTCGGAACGTGGCGAACTCCTGCCGAGTCGTGTCGTGGAAGATGCGAAGAGGAAGACCAGTCCACTGCACACGTTGTTTGAGTGGGACGTGAAAGCGGCGGCGGCGATCCAGTGGATCGACCGCGCACGGGAGATCATCGGCAGCGTCGTGATTGTTGTCCAGCGGAGCGAATACGTCGTCAAGACGCCTGCTTACACGCGAGATCCTGACGCGAAAGGCGAAGGCTATCGCTCGGTGACTGCGCTGCGTGACGATCCGGTGGCTGCGCGTGCGTCGTTGCGTTACACGTTGGAGGTGGCATCGGGCCACCTCCGTCGTGCCTACGACTTGGCGGAACCGCTGGGACTGGCTGGTGAAATCGACAAGATCGTCGAGGACATCATGGGCGTGCAGCGGAAGATCTCCACGGCTGCATAGAACACGGCAGGCATGGCGCGGTGCGATCTGGCGAGTTCAGTCAGGGTCCGGCGCGGTCTGGCAAGGTTAGGAGTGGCGGGGTGCGGTCAGGCACGGCAGGCGAGGTTGGGCTTGGCACGGTCCGCTATGGTCTGGCAGGGCACCGTTAGGCCTGGTATGGCAAGGCAGGCGAGGCGGTGTCTGGCGAGGCGTGGCCGGGAGCGGACTGGCGTGGTGAAGCCAGGAGAGACACGGCAGGCTAGGCGTCACAGGTCTTGGTGCGGCACGGTCAGGCTCGGCCCGGCTAGTTGCGGCACGGCAGGACTGGCAAGGACTGGTGCGGTGTGTCGGGGTGAGGCCCGACCCGGCAGGCTAGGTAGGGCAAGGCGTGTGTCTGAGAGGCACGGCAGGCATGGCGGTGCCAGGACGGGCTTGGTACGGCTCGGCGGGACGAGGTTGGGCAGGCATGGCTGCGCTGGGCATCGTCGGGCTAGGCTAGGCCGGGTGCGGCTGGCCAAGGCAGGCACGGTGTGGCTTGGTAGTGTTCGGGACGGCCCGATGCGGCTGGATACGGCAGGCCGGGATTGGCGCGGCACGGCATGACGGGGCGCGGCCCGCTGCGGCAGGCGTGGAAAGGATAGGCGGCGTCTGATATGGCAAGGCGCGGCGTGGGTCTTCATGGCTCACGCCGCTTTTGTATTTTCCTACTAGAAAACCCACAGATATCGCAAACGCCCTCAGTATGGCATCCGAGCCATGCTCGATCGCGCGTATTCCATTTTAGAAGTTAAATCGGTCGATGCGGAGAAGCGCACCTTCTCCGGCTGGGCAACCACGCCTAGCCCCGACAGGGTTGGCGATGTCATCGAACCGATGGGCGTCGAGTTCAAGAACCCATCGCCCCTCCTGCTCTACCACGACACCACGCAGCCTGTCGGCCATGTGACCTTCGGCAAGCCGACGAGCAAGGGCGTGCCGTTCACGGCCACCATTCCCAACGTGGTCGAGCCTGGGACGCTGCAGGATCGCGTCAACGAAGCGTGGTTGTCCGTCAAATACGAATTGTTCAAAGCCGTCAGTATCGGCTTTAAGGCTGTGTCTGGATTTGTCGAGCCGCTGAAGTCTGGCGGGCTCCGATTCCTCAAGACCGAAGTCCTTGAACTCTCGCTCGTGGTCGTGCCGGCGAATGCCGAGGCCGTGATTACCACGGTGAAGTCGCTGGATGCCGAGCATCTCCCCGCGTCAGGGGTCGAAGCTCTGCCAGTTGTTACTCCATCATCTGCGGGCGTCTCCGCATCACGCGCAAAAGCGCAGACCCCAAAGAAAATGAAATCTTACGCTGACCGTATCGCCGATTGCGAAGCCAACCTGCTGACCAAGACCTCCGACCGTGAAGCCATCCAGGCCAAGGTGAGCGAGGAAGGGCGCACGAAAGACCCGCAGGAGCGGGAAACCTTCGACAGCCTCGGGCGAGACATCGCGGGCCTCGAAGCCGAGATCGCGGACCTGAAGGAACTGCAGTCCATGCAGGCCAAGGCCGCCGTGCCCGTGTCCGGCACCGACCCGAAGAAGGCGTCCGACGCCCGTGGCGGCACCAACGTCATCCAGGTCACGTCCAACCTACCCAAGGGCACCGGCTTTACCCGCTACGTCATGGCGCTCGCGGCCAGCCGTGGCAACCGGGGTGAGGCGCTCCAGTTTGCCAAGCGGTGGGAGCGTGATTCACCGGAAGTCGTGCAAGTCCTGAAGGCGGCAGTGGATGCCGGCACCACGACCGATGCAACGTGGGCCGCGCCCCTGGTCGTCTACAACAACCTGGCGAGCGAGTTTATCGAGCTGCTGCGACCGGCCACGATCATCGGGAAGATCTCGGGCTTCCGGCGTGTGCCGTTCAATGTCTCGATGCCGCGCCAGACGGCCGGCTCGACGGTGGGCTGGGTCGGACAGGCCAAGCCGAAGCCGGTCGGAGAACTGGCGTTCGACACCGTGTCGCTCGGCATGGCGAAGGCCGCCGGCATCATCGTGATTGCCGAGGAACTGGCCCGCTCGAGTGACCCCTCGGCCGAGATGGTCATCAGCACCGACCTCCGCAACGCGATCGCGGAGTTCCTCGACGCGCAGTTCATCGACCCAGCCGTGGCGGCCGTGGCGAACGTGTCGCCGGCCGCTGTCACCAACGGCGCCTCCGTCATCGACTCGACGGGCACCACGGCTGCGGCCTTCCGCACGGACTTCGCGGCGGCCCTGGCCGTCTGGTCAGCGGCAGACCTGTCGATCTCCGGTGGTGTGGTCGTGATGACTGAGACGCAGGCGATGCGCCTCGGCATGATCGTCAATGCGTTCGGCCAGCCGGAGTTCCCTGGTATCGGCGCGGGTGGCGGGAGCATCTTCGGGATGCCGGTCGTGACCTCGGAGAACATCCCGGCCGAAGGCGGATCGCCGGCCGGCAACCGCATCATCCTGCTCAAGCCGGGTGAGATCTTCATGGCGGACAACGGCGGGATCGTGGTGGATGTGAGCCGTGAGGCGAGCGTCCAGATGAACACCGCGCCGGATGACCCGGCCACGGCCAGCACGGTGCATGTGTCGTTCTGGCAGAACAACCTCGTCGGCATTCGCGCCGAACGGTTCATCAACTGGCTGAAGCGGCGTAGTGCGGCGGCGGTCATCATCGAAGGCGCCGTCTACACGGGCGCGTAGTCGTGACCGAGGGCGCTGCGGGTATACCGTGGCGCCCTCACTTAACCGCCATGCTACTCCTGCATCTCTGGCTGTTGCTGGCGCTCTTATTGGTAGTGCTTTCCCAAGGACGACGCATCATGGCAACCGCCGCAGAAATCAAGGCGCTCGTAGTGGAAGTGAAGGCCATCGCGGCCGAAGTGGCTGGCGACCTCGACGAAGTCATCGGCAAGCTCGAGGGCGGGCTGTCGGCCGAGGAAGCGGCGGCTGTAGCCACCGACCTGTCTGAACTGCGCGACCAGTTGCGCGGCGTGGCCGACAAGGTGCCGGAGCCGGTCGAGCCGCCTGTCGAACCTCCCGTCTAGGTGGCCGCCGTGGTGGCGCTGATTGCCAAGGCGACCTTCCCCTACAACGGGCTGGCGCTCACTCCTGGCGACCTGTTTGAGGCCGTGTCCGAGCGGGACGCGGAAACCCTCCGTCTGCTCGACAAGGCCGAGGACGCCCCGAAGCCCAAGCGCCGGTATCAGCGTCGTGATCTGGTGTCGGAGCCGTGAACCTGTTCGGCCTGTCGATCACGCGCACGAAAGCGGCGCCTGTCAACCTCTCTGGGGTGGACGGGAGCCGCTCGTGGTGGCCGCTGATTCGTGAGAGTTTCACTGGCGCGTGGCAGCAGAACGTCGAAGTCACGGTCACCGATGCGCTGACCTATCCCACCGCGTTTGCGTGCGTGGTCCGCATCGCCTCGGACATCTCCAAGTTGGCGGTGCTGCTCACGAAACCGACTGAGGACGACATCTGGACCGAGGTCGAGAACCCGGCGTTCTCCCCTGTCCTTCGGACCCCTAATCACTTCCAGACGCATCTGCAGTTCTACGAATACTGGATGCTGTCGAAACTCACGAGGGGCAACACCTACGTCCTGAAGATCCGTGACAACCGGAGTGTCGTCACGGCCCTCTACGTATTGGACCCTAATCGTGTCCAGCCCCTCGTGGCTCCTAACGGCGACGTGTTCTACCAACTCAATCGGGATGACCTCTCGCGCACACCGGACGAACTCATCGTGCCTGCGCGGGAGATCATTCACGACCGCTTTAACTGCCTCTACCACCCACTGGTCGGGTTGTCACCACTCCATGCGGGCGGGTTGAACGCCATCCAAGGGCTACGGATTCAGACCAACACCGCGAACCTGTTTGCCAACGGCGCGAACCCAGGTGGCATCCTGACGGCTCCACTCCACATTCCGCAGGAGACAGCCGACCGGATCAAGGCGTATGTGGACGGCAGTTTCCAAGGCGCTGGGGTTGGCAAGACGCTGGTGCTCGGCGACGGCATGGGCTACACGCCGGTCATGATGAACGCCGTCGATAGCGAGTTGGTCGAGCAGTTGAAGTGGTCCGACGAGAAGTTGTGCTCGGTCTTCGGCGTGCCGGCCTACATGGTCGGGGTTGGCCCCTACCCGTCCTACAACAACGTGCAGGCGCTCCAGCAGCAGTATCACAGCCAGTGCTTGCAAGTGCATCTGGAGTCCATTGAGCGGCTGCTGGATGAAGGACTCGGGCTGCTGCCGCTTGGCTTCCGGTCGATGTTTGACCTGAATAGCCTCCTGCGGATGGACTCGGCCACCATGATGGCGACGATCGCGCAAGGCGTCGGCGCTGGGGTGATGAAGCCCAACGAGGGCCGCAACCAGTTGAACCTCGCTGCCGTGACTGGTGGCGATACGCCCTATCTGCAGCAGCAGAACTACTCACTAGCGGCACTGGACGCTCGAGACAAAGCCGCACCAGCGCCTTCAGATACGACGCCTTCCACTCCTGAGCCTGAACCTGAGCCAGAGGATGAACCGGAAGACGAGCCGGTGGACGACAAAGCCATCGGCGAGATGCTCCAGAAAGCACTCGAGGAGTTACAAGCCGCATGACCGCACAGGATACGGCGGCGATCGTCAAGGGCATTGCCCCGGTGATTCTCCAGGTGGTGTCGTCGGCCGTGGCGCCCTTGCAAATAAAGATCGCCGCGCTCGAGGCGCAACTGGCTGGCGTCAGGGATGGCCGCGATGGCAAGGACGGTCAGGATGGGAAGGACGGCAGAGATGCCGAGTTGGTCAGCAAAGAAGACATCCTCGATTGCATTCTGACCAATGCCGGGGGGCTTGATGGCATTGTGCGGGATTACCTGATAGCCAACCCTCCGAAGGATGGCGCGAAGGGCGAACCTGGGATAAACGGCAAAGACGGCGAGCCAGGGATTGCCGGCAAGGACGGGATCGGCCTTGCTGGGACGCTGATCAACAAGGACGGCTCGCTCGTCGTGACGCTCTCAGACGGCACCATCCACGAACTGGGGCCAGTGGTCGGGCGTGACGGCGAAAAGGGCGCAGACGGCGTCGGTATTCAAGGCGAGCCAGGACTGAACGGCAAAGACGGGACGCTCGAGAACATCTACCCAGTGCTGGAAGAGCGCTCGCTGTTCTTTAGGTTCAAGTCTGACGACAAGTTGGTGCCTGGGTGGGCCGTGAAGCTCCCGATGCTGATCGACCGTGGCGTCTGGTCACGGGACAAGGCTTACGAGATCGGGGACGTCCTGAGTTACGGCGGCTCGGCGTGGATCTGCAAGCAGGACTGCCAAGCCCAGCAACCTGGCACGGATGCCGGCGCTGACTTCTGGCGGCTGGCGGTGAAGCGTGGGAACGACGGCAAGCCTGGGACGAAGGGCTTGGACGGCAAGGACGGCCTGACTGGGCCTCCCGGCCGTGACGGGACGAGGACTTACTGATGGCCTGGTCCCCGCTGCAGGAACTGGTGACGCTGGATCAGGTGAAGGACCGCCTGCGGATTCCTCGCACGCATCTGGCGGAAGACGAAGACTTGCAGTTGCAGTTGGAGATCGCCCACGAAGTCTGTATGGACTTCATCGCCCAGCGGGTGTCAGGTCTAGCGGCGTGGCAGTCCACGGCGGATGGGTGGACGGCGTCCACAGTGCCTCGGCGGGTGGTGGGCGCGATCCTCGCGCAGACGGTCTGGTTGTATCGGTTCCGTGGGGACGACACCGACACGCCGGAGCGCAACGAAGGTGCGGCCATTTGCAAAGAGGCGGCGGCGTTACTGATGCGCCTCCGTGACCCGGCTATCTCATGACGAAGCTGCCACAGTGCCAGTCTGGCACGGTCGCAATACTGGCGTCTGGCCCATCGCTGGCGCCGGAAGACGTCGCGTATTGCCGAGGCAAAGCCACGGTCATTGCCGTGAATGATGCCGTGCGGTTGGCGCCGTGGGCCGACGTGCTGTATTCCAGCGATCCGGGTTGGTGGCAGAAGCACAAGTGGATGCCTGACTTCGCAGGCGTGCGCGTGAAGGTAGACAGCGTGCGGGCACATAGCGCCCATAAGCCTCCACTTGAGTGGAATGGGGTTCTTTCGCTGAGGAACACAGGCAAGGACGGCGTTGAGTTCTCGCCTGACGGCTTGAGAACGCAAATCAATTCCGGTGGCGCGGCTATCAACCTTGCCGTCCATCTCGGCGCGAAGCGGATCGTGTTGCTGGGTTACGACATGGGGCCATCAGGGAAGCGGTATCACTTCCACGACGAGAAGAATACCTACTCGGCCTACGACGTGTTCATCAAGAACATCGGCACGATGGCGGCTCCGTTGGCAGCGGCTGGCATCGAGGTGGTGAACTGCTCGCGGCAGACGAAACTCCAGTGTTTTCCTCGCATGTCGCTCAAAGAGGCCCTACCTGAACGAATGGCGGTGGCCTCGTGAGTATCGGCACGATGCGGTCGTATGTGCGGGTGCTGGTGCCGACCACCACCGATGACGGGGAAGGTGGACAGTCCGTCCGCTGGGACGAGGGCGAGGAACTGTGGGCCGACATCCGGCCGTTGTCGGCGAGGGAGCAGGCGCTGGCCGGGGCGCTGCAGTCCATTGTGACGCTGGTTGCTGTGACGCACTACACGACCTGTGTCACGACCCAGCGCCGGCTGCAGCGGATTGACCCGGAAGGGCCAGACCTGCAGATCCTCGGTGTGCGCGACCCGGATGGACGTCGGCGCATTGTGGAGATGGACTGTGCGGAGGTCGTCTAGTGGCCGGCTCGCGTGTCCGCGATGTCGTGAACGCGGCAGTGGATGGGTTGAAGGCGGATGCGGCGCTATTGGTGCTCATCGGCCCAGCCACGAAGGTGGACACGCACATTCGGCAGGGGACTGACACCCCTTACACGATGGTGCTGGGAGGCGACGAGATTCCGTGGGCGCCGGTCCTCCTGCAGACGCTGGGGTCGCCGCTGGATACCGATGGCGGGGATGACGGCGGGCGACAGGTGGATGTGATTGTGCAGTGCGTCTCGACCTATCGCGGCACGAAGGAAGTCGATCAGATCGCGGATCGTGTGATGACGGTGCTGACAGACGACGGGACGTGGCGATTGGTCACCGGGTTTCAGTTGTCCGAGTTTGTGCGGAACCAGTTCCAGCCGCCTGTCGATTTGAACGCCGACGGGGTGTTGTGGTTTGTGCGGCTGGTCACGGTGCGAGTCACCCTGCAGTGACCCCTGCGGCGTATGACCAGTTGCTGGTGTTGTTACGACATTGCGTCATCGACAATCCCCCTGACGATCAGGTGCGGCGGTTGTCGAAGGGGTTAGTTAAAGCTTTGACCCGTTACCTGCAGATGCAGGGGACGGATTCACCCGACCAGGCTCGCATCGGAACGCCTCGCCCTGATGGGCCTCGCCTCCGCGAACGCCTCCCTGGCACTTCAAACAGGACGGTGTAACGTGGCGAAATATCACGGCCGCAGGGGCCAGATCGAGGTCGGCGCAGGGTCACCGAGGACCATCATTTGCTCGATCGCGTCGTGGAGCATTTCCTTCACACGCGACAAGACCGATGTGACCTCGCTGTGCAACACCAACAAGGTCTATCTCGTGGGCCTGAAGGATGTCAGCGGATCGTTCGAAGGGTTCTTCGACACGGACGACTTCAGGGCGCTGTTCGAGGCCGGCGATTCGGCCACCGGCACGACGATTCGGATCACCCCCTCGCTGGATGCGGGCGAGTGGTATTTCGACGGGCCGGCATGGCTGGATGTGACCGTCACCGGCTCGACGGCTGACGCGGTGAAGGTCAGCGGCACATTCTCAGCGAACGGCGACTGGCGTGCCGTGCTGGGCGGATCGCCGGTCTAACCGGCACGACGAGGCTACTGGGCACGGGCAGCAATCCCGCTGCCCCTCCCCAGTGGCGAGCAAGGACGTATGGCGACACGACTGGAACTCCCGAACGGACAATGGATCGACGTGAAAGACAAGCTCAACATGCAGGATGTCGAGGATAAAAATCTCTACTCCTCGGACGGTGTCTCTGCGGACGGGCAGACGATGCGGTTTTCCGTCATCCGGCACAGCGTGGCGACGGCGGCGATCTACATCAAGAACTGGTCCGATGGGTTGACCGACGAGAACGGCAAGCCCGTGCGGTGGCCGCTCGAGAAGCCGTCCTTCCGGGACCGCACGGCGACGGTGAAGAAGCTCGACCAGGACGTCTTCGAGACGATCTACAAAGTCCTGCGGAAGCACGCGAAGGAGACGGAGGACGAGGACGAGAGCGAAAAAAAAGAAGCCCCTGGTGGCGAGAGCGACTCTGGTCCGACTTCACCCTCTGCGAGTTGATGCACTGGACGCTGCCAGAGTTGCGGCAGTTGACGGTGGCCGAGCATGAGGCGCTGATCGAGTGGGCACGGGACCGGGCCGACCGGATGAGCGGCGAAGAAGGCATCGACATGGACAAGGTCATCGACGCTGCCACAACTGCGAAGGAGGACGACGATGCCTGAAGACTTCTCCGTGGCGCAACTGCAGAAGGCGATGGAAACCGCCACCGACGACATCAAGCGGGAGATGTCTGGGCTGATCGACAGTGCCGCCCAGTCGATGCTCAACCGAGTGCAGCAACGGTTCCCGGTGGGTCCGACTGGCAACCTGCGGGCGCTGGTGCGCGTCACGGCCTCGAGGCCATCGGTTGGGGCACTCCTAGGCAAGAAGGTGCGTGGGACGGCCGCGCACATCCACATCTGGCAAGAAGGCACACGGCAGCGTACGGATGCCACGAGAGGCAATGCGAACCGTGGCCGGATGCCAGTCGGGGGCCGCGTGTTTGAAACTGCGGCGGCAGAAACCAGAGCCAACATGTTGCGACGAGCGCAGGACATGCTGAACCGGAACCGGGAACTGTAGGCGGATGCTCCAAGCAACCTTCGTAGCCGACTTCACAAAATGGGATAAGGCATTAGCCGATGCCCAGAAGGGCCTCAAGACGTTTGAGGTGGCTGGGAAAGGTGTGCAGAAGCAACTGGAGAATATGTCGAAGTCCCTCTCTGGGGTGAACATCAAGAGAGAGTCCGACATCGCAGTGGCGGGGATCAAAGCCATCGGCGGGGCGTCGGCCTTGACGCAGAAGGAAGCGCAGCGACTGAACGCTATCCTCACTGAGTCCATTGCCAAATACAAAGCGATGGGCCAGCAAGTGCCGGCAGAACTGCGAAAGATCCAAGCCGAGACGGCGAAGGTAACGAAGGAAACAGGATTACTTGGGAGCGCAGTTGGGAAGGCTGGTGCGCTGCTCGCTGGCGCCTTCACGGTCGGCGCAGTCGTGAACATGAGCCGGAAGGTGCTGCAACTCGGCAGCGATCTCGCGGACCTGTCGGCCAAGACTGGCATCGGGGTTGAGGCACTGCAGGAGTTCAAGTTCGCTGGCGGATTGGTGGGGGTGTCTGTCGAACAGATCACCAATGCCGTCAACCAAATGCAGAACCGCATCTCCGAAGGCGACAAGTCTGCGGTGGGTGCGCTGAAGCGGCTCAATATCTCGTTCGACTACTTCAAGAAACTCAAGCCTGAGGACCAGTTCCAGGCCGTCGCTGATGCGGTCGGAGAGATCAAAGACCCCGCCGAGAAGGTCCGCACGGCGATGGACCTGATGGGCAAGACCGGGGCGCAAGTGCTGCCGGCGCTCACGGCCGGATTCAAAGACGCCAGAGAAGAAGCCCTACGCATGGGCGTCGTGCTGGACGAGAAGACTATCCAGGCACTCGACCGGATGGGCGAGCGGATCGAGGCCATTCAGGGCATCTACCTCGCCGGGTTCGCTCGTCTCCTCGTGGAGCTCGAGCCGCTCCTGATCACCTTTGCCAAGGGCCTCGCCAACTCTGCGACGTGGCTTGGCAAGATGCAGGACGAGTTTGAGATCATGCTGGTTGGAGTTGGCCAAACGACGGCCGAGTTTGCCGACATGGAAGTCGGCCTCTACAAACTGGCCGAGGCGCTCAACCCTGCCGCCAAATTGATGGGCACGTTTAGCGACTCCATCGCAGACGCACGCAGGCGAGCGACAGAGGCGCGGACGTGGGTCAAGGCGATGGCCGATGGCATACAGCGTGATGCCACCAAGGCGCTGATCGCACTGGCCAAAATAGGAGAAGTTCGCCGCGCTCCGATTGCACTTGGTGCTGGTGGGGCTTCAGGGGCGCCGAGCGACGAGGAGATCAAGCGGTTCCAGAAGTGGCGCGACGAAGTCACTGGGGCGGCCACTGAAAAAGCCCTCGCGCAACTGACGAAGGACTGGATGGCACTGTCAGCGGCTGAACGGCAGTCGGTCGCAGCCCGTCAGGCGGTCACCAAACAATACGAAGTCCTGCGGGCACTCTTGCCGACGGTGGGCGGGGCGCTTGAGGACTTGCGGAACGACACGATTAGCCTGCTGATTCCGAACAAGGTCTTGCAGCAGCAGTTCCTGAGCCTCGGCTCGACCGCGATGCCTGATGCGGTGCGGATGTTCAGGGCCGGACAGGCGGCAGTGGACAACCTCAACCGAGACACCACATCACTGTCTCGGACGGTGGTGAAACTCAAGGACGGCATGGGCGCGATGCCGGCTGTCCTGAAGTCCACTTCTGTCGCTGCGAATGACTTGGCATTGCGGCAACTGGAAGCTGCCGAAGCCGCGCAACTCTGGCGCGATAATCTGGAAGACCTCGCGCAAGCCTTCGCCCTGCTGGCCCAGATTGCCCCAGGTGCGCTCGGGAAAGTGGCCTCACTGATGGGCAAGGTCACTGGGTCCATCAACCTCGCCGTGAAGGGCTGGGATTCCTTCATGTCCGGCATGAAGGCGCTCAAGGGTGGCAACACGCTGGCCGGGTTGACTGGTATCGCCTCTGGTATTCTCGGCATCGCTTCTGCCGCCGTGGCACTCGGCAAAGCCATTGCCGACCTGTTCCACTCGCGGGCCGAGAAAACGATGGCGCGGGTGGCCTACGAGTTCGGGGTCACCATCAGCGAGGAGTTGGCACAGGGGATCGAGGACGAAGCGGAACGGCAGTTCGGCGGTAGTCGGCAGGCGTCCAAGATCTTCCACCTTGACAAGATTTTGTCGGAAGGCGGCGGGTTGTCAGAAGCCAACATTAAGCCGATGTTTGCGCGGTTCCGTGACTTGTTCTCGATGCTGCAAACAGGTGCGTTCACCAGCGCCCAAGCTGTGCAAGTCCTCGATGACAACTTCCGCACCTTTGCGGACTTCGTGACGAAGGGTGGCTCGCTCGCCAGTAAGGAACTGCTCGACATCATCCGACTCACCAGAGAGACGGGTCTGGCCTCCGCTGAAGTCTCAGCCTTTGTGGTGCAGGAAAGCAATAAGGCGCTGGGTGGGCTGACGACCTTCCTGCAGAACGTCCAGGTAAAGACGCAGGCCGCTGCCGATGGGATCGGGGCGGCACTGTTCGGCATCTTCGAGGCGCAGACGGCGAATGGGGTGCCAGCGGCCGAGGTCATCAAACAACTCGACCCGCTGATCAAGAACCTCGACGCGCAACTCAAGAAGGCCGGTCTGTCTGGTGGCGCGGCGTTTACCGCCATCAAGGACTTGGCTGCGGTCGCCGGTCACGAGATCGCGGGGCCGCTCATCACCGGCATCCTTGGGCTCGGCACGGCGCTCGAGGGGTTGCACAACTCGGGCATCCTCACGGAGGAGATGTTCGACGGGTTGACGGCCTCCATCGCGGACACCTACGCGCAGATCCTCGCCACAGGAGTTGACGGGTCGAAGGCGCTCCAGCTCATCGCCCCAAGTCTGCAGGACATCTGGGAATTGACAGAGGATTTTGGGCACACTGTCGATGACGCTACGCAGAAGTTACTCGACGAAGCCAAGGCCGCTGGATTGGTTGGGGATGAACACCGCACCGCGACCGAGCAGATGCTGAAGCTGACCGAACGGATGACCACAGCGGTTGAGTTTCTCGCCAAAGCCTTTGGCTATGTGACCGATAACGTCGAAGACCTCGGAGACGCGATTGAGAACCTGCCCGATGTCCCAAGGGGCGTGCCAGAGGGTGGCGGCGGTGGTGGTGACTACGAGCGCTATGCTCGCGGCGGGCTTGTCCCCAAGCGCATGGCGTGGGGTGGCCCCAGCGGGTCCGATACCGTGCCGGCGTGGCTGAGTCCTGGCGAGTTTGTGATGAGCCGTGCTGCTGTCAGCCGGATCGGGGCCAACAACCTTCAGGCCATGAACAGTGGCTCCGGTGGTGGTGTGACCTTGAATTTTCCAGGGATGGTCATCAACGCCTCGTCCAAGTCTGACGGGGAAGCGGCGGCCGAAGCCTTCTTAACCTACATTGAGCGCAACTCGAAGGGCGCGGGATCTCGCATCCGTGCTGTGGTGCGCTAGGTGTCCTGCTTCAAGTTTATGCGGCCAGACGAAAACATCCTCTATGGTGGCGCGGTATCAGGCGGGGCCGCCAGTGGGTTTTCGGATGACTGGTTAGTGGATGGCGTGGTGAATAAGCCGGCCAAGGCGACCACCGGCACGCAGACCTGGACCGTCACCCCGCTCGTGGCTGGGACGGTAGACTTTATTGCGGTCGCCAATCACAACATCGATGCGGCGAGGACGATCACCATCGGGGGGGATGTGTCTGCCACGCTCGCTGGTCCTGCGGCTCGAGCGAACGGCATCAACGTGAACCCGTGGGCGCAAGTGTCCAGCGTGGCCGGCGTGGATAACATCACCATCGGTGTGTCTGGGAACAGTTCGGCGTTGACCATCGGGGAGTTCTTTGCTGGGAAGTTGCGCGAGTCGTCGTATGGGATGCGGGTGCGGACGCCATTTACGCCGTCGTATAGTGGCATTCGGCATGAGACGGATGGCGGGACGGCGCTGATCTACGAATTGCCATTCGTGCGGCGCGGTATTTCCACGTCCATGGGGGCGGATGATTCCGACCTTGAACAGTTCCTCGCATGGTTTGAGGCGGCCAGGGCGAACACGCGGCCGTCGGTGATTATTCCGTTTGATGATCAACAGGATGCCTGGGTGGTGGAATTTCTCAGGTTAACCTACGAGCCAATTCTGTATCAGAGCAGTTCGTCAGCGACCTACATGGTGACGATGGAGTTTGCCGAGTTTCCAAGGTATCGCTTCTGATGGCTGGGCTGTTCGCGGACAATTTCGGGTGGTATACCAAGGCGCAGATGCCGCGCTACTGGAATGGCTTGAGCAGTGAGACGGGGACGATCCTGCTCGGACCATACGGTCGCTCGAGTGGCACGGGCCTTCGGTTCTCTGGCAACTTTGGGGACTTCATTTCCGTCGATCTGACGGGCCGGGTGTCTGGCGCGAAGTGTATCGGCGGGTGCGACTTTCGCATCTCGGCCTATCACGGATCGACCAACGTGATCTTCGGGGCCAACGAGGGCGGGTCGGTGCAGTGGACGTGTTATCTCAACGCGAACGGGACGATCTCGTTCTACCGTGGGTTGGGGGTGGGATTGCTTGGCACGACCACCTACGTGGTGCCGCTCAACGAGCACATCTATCTGAACTGGGACGTGGAGATTGGCAACGTCGGCAGTGCGCGGCTGGACGTCTGGGAAGATGGCGATGCCTCGGCGCAAGTGGTGCTCAACGTCTCCGGCGTCGACACGCAAGCGACCGCAAACGCGACGTGGGATGCGTGGTCATTTGGTGCTGCGAGCAGCGGCACCACGGACTATGCCAACGCGATCCTGCAAGACGGATCGGGCAGCTACAACAATGCGCGCCTCGGGCCGGCCGATGTCCTCGGTCCCCGGCCCTTCTCGGCGGGGTTCCATCAGGCGTGGGCACCAGGTGCCGGGATCGACCATGTGACACAGATCAGCGAAGCCACCTCGGACGACGACGCGACCACGCTGGTGGCGACCTCGACGGGGCTGACCGAGACGTTTGAGTTCGAGGACGCGCCCTACCCGGAACGTCAGATTGCGTTCTCGGAACTGATCGCGGTGGCGAAGGAAGCCGGGGGCGGGGCCATTGCACTGGTGGCCCGTCAGGACGTCACGGATACGGTCGGCAGCGATCAGCCGCTGACGTCCGACTATCTCGCCTACTACGGCTGCTACCAGACCGCACCGGACGCGACCCCGTGGACGCCGGCCGTGTGGAACCCGATGCAGTGGGGCGTGCAATCGTGAGGAGGATCTTTGGCTTCAGGTAACACGCTTTGCGTCTTCACGGCGCTGCACAACAGTCCGCCGGCCAGCAATCCGGCGACGTTTGACACGCGCAACGGGACGCCGGTCCTCGACTTCGATACGACCACGCAGGAGATCGCGATCTTCGTGGGCGTATTGCCTCGGCACTATGCCGGAGGCGGGGTCACGGTCTATCTGCACTGGGCCGCCACGTCCGCCACGAGCGGCACCATCGGCTGGGACGTGGCCTTTGAGCGGCACCTGGCCGGCACAGACACGCTGGCGGCTGATTCGTTCGCCTCCGCGCAGACCGTCACGGCCGCCACCGTGCCAGGGACGGCGGGCATCCTGAGTGTCACGAACGTGGCGTTCACCAACGGCGCGCAGATGGATTCGCTGGCGGTCGGTGAGAGCTTCCGGTTGCGGGTTCGACGCGATGTGTCGAACGACACTGCGGCGGGTGACGGCGAGTTGCTCGCCGCCGAAATCAAGGAATCGTAGTGGCGATCAACCTCCTGGGATCGACCGACTCTCGCGTGAACTTTGGCGCCGTGGCGATCGCCGGGTTCACCGCGATCACGGTGGCGTTCACGATTCGTACGGCCGCGTCCCTCGTGGGGACTTTCTTTGTCACGAAGTGGGGCAACCTGCTGAACGAACAGGCATTACTGATTGATCGGATCAACACCGACGAGATCGAGGTGCTCGTCGCGCAGAACTCCGGGTCCGCCGTCTACTACGGCGTGGCGACCACCGACTCTCCGGTGACGACGAGCACGCTGCTTCGGGTTGTGTGTCGGATGGACATTGCGGGCGTCACGGCAGACATCTGGGTGAACGGGGCCGTGCGGTCCATGGCAAACACCTTCACCGATGGGCCGACAGCAATCGGGACCAGCGCGGGCGATATGTGCGTGGGTCAGCAGCCGTTCCACCCAGCCGATGGTGTCGATGGCGACTATTCAGAGTTCGCGATCTGGTCTGAAAAGGTGCCGGACTGGGTGGCGGAATCCTACGGCAAGGGCATGTCGCCGGCCTTCTACCGAAGGAGTACCAGTTTCCTGTATTCCAGGCTGTCGAATACGTCGGACATGCGGGACATCTGGACGAGCGGAACGGGCGCCCATAACAACGGGATCGATGCGGCCCATCCGTCTATCTATTACCCAGCCACGCCGTTATCCACCTTCCCAGGTGTCGTGCCAGCGGGCGGCGGTGGCACTATCCCGGTCTTCATGCACAACTACCGACGAAGGCGAGCGGCATAGCCATGATGTTTCTCAAGCAAAGCACCGCCGTCGATGTGGGGATCGGCCCGTTCCTGGATGAGACCGACGGGTTTACCGCGATGAGCGGATTGACGCTCTCGCAGGCCGACATTCGCCTGAAGAAGAACGCAGGCGCCTGGGCGCAGAAGAACGATACCAATGCCGCCACACACGAGGAGGCGGGCTGGTACGAGTGTGCGCTGAACACCACCGACACCGACACCCTCGGCAAGCTCCTGCTCGCGGTGCATGAGTCTGGGGCGTTGCCGGTGTGGCACGAGTTCACGGTGCTCGCGGCCAACGTGTACGACTCGCTGATCGGGGGGACCGACGCCCTGCAGGTTCACGCCAACGAGATCACAAATGGCCTGATCACGGCGGCGGCGATTGCCACGGGGGCGGTGGATGCGGACGCGCTCGCCACCGATGCGGTCAACGAGATCGCGGACGGGATCATGACGCGGGCCTCCACCAACTGGGAAGCGAGCGCCCCCGTGAAGTCGCTCGGCACCGCCGTGATGCTCGCCACACATCACACGGAAGACGACGCGGGCACGCTGCGGGTCTATCGCGCGGACGGCACCACGCCGCACGCCAGTGCCGCGATCACGACGAACGCCGCCAAGCAACCGATCGAGGACATCGCCGGACTCGCCTGATGGCTGCCACCAGGGGACGCGGACTTCGGAGCAAGGGGCTGTTCGGCCGGTGGGCGGTCGATGGCAGCGGTAGCACACTCGTGCTGACGCAACTCGTCAACCTGCTCGTGCAACTGCGTCCGATTGTCCCGGCTGCCGCCTCCCCTTGCGCGGGTGGCGGCACGGTGGCCTCGAGCACGAACCCGTCGGCAGGCACGAGCCTCGCCACGGCGATCACCCCCCTCGCCTACATGACCCTGCAGACCGACAGCGGGGAAGAACGCTACGGCACGCAGCACATCGCCTTCGGGAGCACATTTATCGAGGCTAGGGTCACACGGTGGGGATCGTTACGTCGGTCGTTGTCGGATTGGTTTGGCGGGTTCGACGTCGGCACCTTCCAAGTGGAACTGGCCGACACCGATCGCCGCCTGCGTGGACTGGCTGATTCGGGGACATTGCTCAAGAAGCGGGTGGATGTCTACGTGTCCGATGCCGCCACGATCCGATCGAGTGGGACGGCGCGGCGGGTGTTCTCTGGTGTCGTCATTACCCACCGCCCGCTCTCTGGACTGCGGTATCAGTTGACCTGTGAGGATCGGCTGGGGTCCATCCTCAACCAATACTTTTCCGGAAGGAAAACGGCCCCGTCTCGGGTGTTCACGGTTGAGGACTTCCCGAACCTGGCCAACCCCAACGATGCGGATAGTCCCAGTCCAGGCAACCCGACGCTCATCGGCAAGCCGGTGCCTGTGTGCTATGGGAACCTCTCCGACGTGCATCTGGGGTCTGACCGCATCGGGGTGGTCCCCGCGCACTTCGTCGGCCGGCGATTAGTGGACGGGTTCGACTGGGACGAATACGTCGTCTGTCAGGGGGCGGTCACGAATATCTCGGAGTGGTTTCAGTATCCAGGCATCGGGCCGCTCATCCGGCACCTGAAGGAGCCGGAAAGCGAGGGGGTGTCGGTTCTGATTCCAGGCCACGCCGGGTGGACGGCCGCCGTGGGTCCGGACAAGTTTCGGGACTTCAACGGCCGGCGCTACACGGTCATCTACGCTCGCGGTCCGAGCAGTTGGCTGGCCACCGATGGGCGTATCCCGATCACACTGAACCTGTGCGGGTATGAAACGGTCGGGGATGGCACCGGCTCGATGATTGACTCGTTGGCGCTTCAAGTGCAGCACTTCCTGACCAACTTTGTATTCTCGGAATACGAGGACGGGAATTGGAATGCGATCCCCACGGTGAATAGTTATTCCGTGCTAAAGTCTGGCACATTCTCTACCGTGAAGACGGTCAGCGAGGCGCGTGTGTCCGGTGGGCATAAGGGCGCGTGGATGCTCGCCCATGATGGCAGCGCCCCGAACCTCCGCGATGTGTTGGCGGACCTCTGCCGGTCGGGAGACTTCGATCTCGGACAGAACTGGGACGGACAGATCATTGCCTCAATGGTGAATGCTTCCTCGTCCTCGGTGGCGGATTGGACCGACCTGATCAACGTGTTACAGGACGGCCTCGATCTGGAGCGGAGGTTTGATCTGTCCGCCACGGCGGTGCGCTACCGCTACGCCCGTCGGTATATCCAACCCATCACCAACCCCACGCCGGCCGAGACGGACCTATTGCCTGGGGCGAACCGGATTCCTGATCCCGACTGGATTCTCAGTGACGAGGTCACGGATGCTGGCGCCGAAGCCGCTCTCGGAGAAGACAAGCCCTACGACGTGACGTATGGCGCGGTGCGCGATGTGGTGACGGCCGATGACGTCTCTGCCGAATGGTTAGCCCGAAGCGCCCAACACAACGAGGGGCCATTGATGGGGCAAGTCAGGACGCATCTGGAAGCCACCGACGTGGACCTTGGGGATAACGTGGACGTAACGCACTTCGGAGGGGTGGGCGCCAGCGGCTATACCGATAAGCGCCTGCGGGTGCGTGAACAAGACCTCGACCTGAATCAGATGACGGTCACGTCGACGGTGCAGGATGTGTCGGTATGAATGCGCCACTCCCCGCGTTCGCCCTGCTCATTCGTGCCCATCGTGCGGCGCTCGATCTCCTCCATGCGTGTAAAGTGCTGTCGTCCAAGGACTGCGACTGCGGGATTTGCCGCTCGCGGTCGTGGCGCCAGAACCGGTTGTGTCTGAAACGAGGAACTCCCATGAAAGTGAAATTGTCGATGTTGCTCGCGCTCGGATTAGTGATTCTCTCGGCGCTGCCGGCGGCGGCGCAGCCTGCCAACTCCAAGATCACCTTCGGTCTGCAGAGTTCGGTCAGCGTGTTCGCCATCAACTTTAAGGCCGACGCGACGCCGACCGCGGCGTCGACGGGGTTCGGCAAGACGGTCGTCAACTTCACCTGTGGTGCGGTGGCGGTCGCCTCTCCACACTGCCTGCCATCGGACAGCTACACGCTGACGTTGGTGGATAGCGTGACCAAGCAGGCCGTGACATGGGCGCGCATTGGCAAGGCTACGCCTCCGTTCGCCACGCCTCCGGGAGTGCCTGCTGGGAGCACAGCCACATTTACGGCCGCGTTGAATCTGCCCAACTCCATCGCAGTCGTGGTGGACGTCAACGGCACCGGTGCGGCGCGATCCGCGACGTTCTCGATTGAGGTCGCCGGGGGCACGATCACCACCCTCCCGACGATCACTGTTACCCAGCAGTAGGTAGGGACCACACTTCCATGCCGACCGCACCGTTGTTTCTGCCGTACGGGGTACCGATCTGGGGGTACAACAACCCGTCCTCGGTGACGTTCAGCGGGGTCAACCTGAACGCCAACAACGTTGCGGTTGGCTGGGCCTTCCAGCCACATGACGTACTGACGATTACCCACCTGGGCTTTCGCTACAACCAGCGCACCGGCACACCGCCGACGTATCTGATCTCGCTGCAAAGTTTGACGACTGGCGGTCTTCCGGACGGCACCCCGAAGGGTGGAGGCTCGCCCGCGTCGAAGACGTTCACGCCCCCGGCCGACGCCACATGGGATGGTACGTGGCAATGGATCGCGCTCGACAACGCGTACGCGGCGACGCGCGGCGAGCTGCTGGCCATTGCCATTGAGTACTCCTCAGGCACTGTCAACGGCAGCAACTTCTCGAACATCACAGCCCGGTGGTTCGGTGGACCACAACTCCAGGGATTCCCACACAGTTTCACGATGACAGCCGGGACATGGTCGAGGGGGTTCCTCTCCCCGGTGTTCGGCTATCGCACGGCCTCCGGTCGGTTCGGCCAGCCGCTCGTCAGTAGCACGGTCACGAACGTGGCAAGCGATCTGACGCCAGATGAAGTGGGCCTGTCGTTCAATGTGCCAGCCGAGATCGCATCCGCATACCAGTGCCTCGGCGTGGACATTCAGATGAGGGGCGGGCCCACCGCCACAGATTTCGATCTGGTTCTGTATAGCGGGACGACGGTCATTCAAACCCTCACGATTGACTGCGACGTGGTCTCTGTTAGCAGCGAACTGTTCAACCGCTTGTATTTTGCCGACGCCACCCTACCGACGCTCGTCGGCGGGCAGACGTATCGACTCGCCATCAAACCCAACTTCGTCAACGCGAGTGGGCAGGCGCAACTCCGCACGTGGACCTTTGCCGAGAACGCCGATCTCGGAGCCTTTCCTGGGGGCACGAGTTGGGTCGCGACGAGTCGCACGGACGGGGGCGCGTGGTCCGACACGGATACGGCGAGACCTTTTCTGATCCCGCTCCTGCACGACATCTCACACAGTGCCCCCGTGGTCATTTACATGCCGGACGTGCCATGAGCCTGACCACGACCGAACGCACGCTGTACGAGGAGATGTGGGCGGTGCCGCAGTACGCCGAGCACTCGCCTGGCGTGCAGATGCTCCCGATGTTCCTGCAATGCGTGGGGGCCGCGCGTGGGCATGTCCTGGATGCCGGCAGCGGGTCCGGGAAGGGCGCCCTCGCCTTGCGTGACGCCGGGTTCCGCGTGACGTGCTGCGACGTCACCGACGCGGGCCTGGTGCCGGACGCCCGCCTGTTGCCCTTCCGTCAGGCCTGCCTCTGGGCGCCGCTGCGCCCGATCGCGCCGACGGGGTCGTTCGACTGGGTCTACTGCACCGACGTCCTCGAGCACGTCCCAACGCAGTTCACGATGCTGGCGATCGACCAGATGCTCCGGGTCGCGACGCGGGGCCTGTTCATCAGCGTCTCGCTCGTGCCGGACAGCTTCGGCGTCTGGGCCGGGAAAGCGCTCCATCAGACCGTGCAGTCCTTTCCATGGTGGAAGGACTCGATCGCCGAGGTGGGGCGCGTCGTCGATGCGCGTGACCTGATCAACGCCGCTACCTTCTACGTGGAGCCACGATGACGACCGCGCTGACCGAGGACCGGTTGAAGGTGCTCGACGGGATCGAGATGCAGGGGAACATCAACACCCCTGACGAACGGCTGGCCGCCAACGTGGCGCACAGTATCCGCCTCGGGTTCCCGCAACTCCGTCCGCAAGCGCCCCAGGCCGACCGGGTCTGTCTCGTCGGTGGCGGGCCGAGCCTCGCAGACACCGAAGAGGAACTGATCGCCCTCTACTTCGCCGGCGCGAAGGTGGTCACGGTCAACGGGTCCTACCGCTGGTGCCTGGAGCGGAACATCCGGCCGAGCGCGCAGATCGTCCTCGATGCCAGGGCGGAGAACGCGCGCTTCGTCTCGCCAGCGATCCCGCAGTGCCGCTACATGGTGGCGAGCCAGTGCGCCTCGGAGACCTGGGCGGCGCTCGAGGGTCGGCCCGATGTGTGGATCTGGCACGCGGCGGCACGTGACAACGAGACGATCCGCCCGATCCTCGACGCCTACTACCTGGGCCAGTGGATGCCCACGCCGGGCGGCACGACGGTCGTGATGCGGGCGGTGTCGATTCTGCGGGCCTTGGGGTTTCTGCGGTTCGACCTCTTCGGGGTCGACAGCTGTTTCATGGGTGGCGCGCATCACGCCTACGCCCAGCCGGAGAACGAAGCGGATCGGGCGTTCCCGTTTACCGTCTGGCCGACAGGGCACAAAGACCTGGCGCGCGAGTTCCTCTGTGCGCCCTGGCATGTGAAGCAGCTCGAATGCTTCCTGCAGACGATCCGAATCAACGGCGATCAGTTTCTCCTGAACGTGCATGGCGAGGGGTTGTTGGCGTTCGCCCTCCAGGCGAGCGCTGAGGTGGAGTGGTCGGTCGATGCTGCCGCTATCGCGTGCAGCCGGAAGGAGTAGCGAGTTATGGCTGCAGGCGCTTGGACGGTTTACAACGAAGCGAAGAAGTACATCGGCAACGCCACGCTGAGTCTGGCGACGGCCAAGCGGATCACGCTGCACACCAGCGCGAGCAACGCCAACACGGCCACGCTGAGCATCTACTCGGAACTGACGACCGAGGTGACCTCAGGCAATGGATACAGCTCGAGCGGCAAGTCGCTGGCCACGATCGCGTGGACGGTCGGCGCGTCGGCTGGGCAGTACAAGTTCGATGCCGACGACGTCGTCTGGACGGGCACGGGCGGGTCGATTGCGAACATCAAATTCGCCGTCATCTCGAACGTGTCCGGCGGTGCCTCCGGCAAGCTGCTCTGCCGGTCGCAGTTGACGAGCAGCCAGTTCACTCTGGCGAGTGGAAATACCTTGACCATCGCAATGAACGCGTCGGGCATCTTGACGCTGGCGTAAGCCATGACGGTCAAGTTCGTCGTCCGTCTCCTCGATGCGGCGGGTGGGTTGCTCGCGTGGGCCACGGTGTACGGGACCGCCCGTCCACAGGACCGCGCGGGCTCCTGCCCGTTCTTTCCTCCTGGCCCGACCGCGTTCGCGATCGAACGCGAGGGCCTCGCCGTACAGATCAGCGTCCACTGGTGTGACCTCGACGTCGCACGGGTCCAGGCGCTGGTCGAGCCCGTGCCCGTTTCGCCTGGGAAGGTCTTCTCGTTCGCGTGGATCGAGCCGGTGTGGCTCGTGCCCGGGATGCGCGACGTGCCATTGCCGGCCGTGACCGTGCGTGCTCCTGTTGCGATTGGCGTGCCGGTGGGCACGATGGCGGCGGTGACCTAGCCGATGGCGATGCCCGTCACGACGTTTCGTGCGTCGATTTTCTCGACGACTGCGGCGACGTCATACGCGACGACGAGCACGTACACGCCGGCTGCTAATTCTCTCCTGCTCGCCGTCGTCGTCGGCTGTTCGACGTCGGTCGTCGATCCGAATGCCGCGACACCCTTCGCAGGCCATGGCGTCACTTGGACGAAGTTGACGCTTTCGGCGAACGGCATCTCGACGACACACGCTGTCAGTGTGTGGGTCGCCAAAGCCGGTGCGTCGCCGAGCAGTGCCGCCTGTACGGCCGCGTGGACGACCAACCGCACCGGCTGCGCGATTATCGAGTTCGAGATCACCGGGGCCGACGTGTCAGGGACCTCGGCTGACGCGATTGTCCAAAACCCCACGACGAACGGCACGGCCACCAGCGTCACGGCCACCGACCTACTCGCGGCAGCTGGGAAGGCGGACAACGCCGCAATCGCGTTCTGGTGTCACCTTGCCAACGAGGCCACGACGGCTGGCGGTGGCGACTGGTCGGAGCCGGCAGGCGCGGACGGGAACTTCAACAGTCCGGCCACCGGCACTGAGGGCCAGGTTGCCGGCACTTTCAACCGGAGTCCAGCCGCCTCGTGGAGCACCTCCTCGGCCTACCGGGTCGTCGGGATTGAAGTCAAGAGCAATAACACCAGCATCTCTCCGGAACAAGGCCCTGCGACCATGACCGGGTTGGTGCCGTCACTGGCGCTGGCGTTCGGGATTGGCGCTGGTGCGCTGGGCCTGACCGGCCACGTGCCGAACGTTGGCGTCACCACGCCACCCCTCGAGCCTGGCGTGGGATCGCTGAGTGTGGCGGGCACAGCCCCCAGCCTTGGATCTGGAGCCTACGTCGGCGCGGGCAGCATCGCCTTCAGCGGCCCCGCCCCTACGGCGACGACCGGCCGAACGATTGACGTTCCCACGGGCGCCCTCGTCCTCAAGGGACCGCAGCGGGCGACCAAGTCGAACCTGAACTTTACCGGCTACGCCCCGGCGCTGCTGGTCGGTCAGACGCTGGCTCCCGACGCTGGCAGTCTGATCCTGACCGGGCACGCGCCCTCACTCGTAACGGACGTCCGGCTCTCGCCGGCGGCCGTGGCGCTGGTCTTCACCGGCTTCGCACCATCGATCGCGGCGAGCGAAACCGTCAGTCCTGGCGGGGGCGTCCTCACGATCACCGGGTTGGCGCCAGACGCTCGCCTGACGTACCTGGCCACGCCAGACGCCGGGGCGCTGGTCCTTGCCGGGCAGACCCCGACGGCCCGAGAGGAGCATACCGTCGCCCCGGCCGCTGGCGCACTGACCCTCTCGGGCCTCACGCCGACCGTCCAATTCGTGGAGACCGTCAGCCCGCCTGCTGGCGTTCTGACGCTGACGGGCTTGGCCCCGACCCTGGCGGCAGCAGAGCAGGTCAGCCCCGCCGCAGGCGCCCTGACGCTGTCTGGGCTCGCGCCTGCGCTGGACGCCGGTCTGACGCCTGCCCCTGGTGCGCTCGCCCTGACAGGCTTGGCGCCGGCCCTGGAGTTCTCCTACACCCTCACGCCCACGACCGGCGCACTTGTGCTAACCGGGCCGCCGCCTGCGGCACTTGGGGCCGGGACGTTCCAACCGAATACCGGCACGCTGACACTCATCGGCCACGCGCCGAGTTTCACCGTCGCGGAGGTCGTCAGGCCGGCATCGGGATCGCTGGCGCTGAGCGGTCAGGCCCCAACGCTGGCCTTCGGACTGCCGGTGGGCGCGGGCGCGCTCGTGCTGTCGGGACAGACGCCTACCGCTAGCGCGACCGACCACCACGACATCTCGGTGCCGTCCGGGAGCCTTATCCTCACCGGCTACGGGCCGACGCTGAGTGGCCAACTCTCGGCGGCGCCGGCCGCTGGGGCGATGGTGCTCACCGGCCATGCGCCAGCCGTGCGCGTCGCCGAGACGCTGTCGGTGCCATCCGGGGCGCTGACGCTGACGGGGTATGCGCCGGCGTTGACGTTCGAGCTCCGGATAGAGGTCACCGCAGGCACGCTCAGCCTGCAGGGGTATCCGCCGGCCCTGACCTTCGGCGAGGTCGCGCCGGACACGGGCGTCCTGACATTCACCGGCCACGCGCCGACCGTCCGCGACGTCACCCCGCTCAACCTCTGCGACGCCGACACCGTGTCGCTCGTGCCCGATCGTCACTCAGTCTCACTGGTGCCTGAGCGCGAATCCCTCTCGCTGGTGCCTGACCGACGGACAAGGACGTACTGCCCATGAGCACGCCGAAACTGATCATTGTCGAAGGCGAGACGACGGCCAAACCCCAGCAGTTGCTGGAGGAGGGGGAACCCTTCGACGGCACCGGCCTGACGGTGGAGTTGGAGATCAAGCGGTGGAACGGGTCCGCCATGGTGGACATCGGCGTCAGCCCTGGCCCGGTCGCGGCGTGGCAGACGCAAGCCACTGGCATCGTGGAAGTGACTGGCGTGGATGCGCTGTCACTCGGCAGTTACTTCGTCCGGTACAAACTCACCAACGGCGCGAGCGAGTTTGACTACATCCCCAACGGCGATCGATCGGACCTGTGGCAAGTGGTGCCTGTGGCCGCTCGATAAAGGAGTCTCCATGTCTGTGCTGTTCTCGGTCGTCGGCTGGCTCATCAAGCTCTACGTCGGCACGCTCATCGCCTCGCTGTCGCCATTGGCGATGACGTCTGGCTTCTCGCTGTTGGCCTTCGGGCTGGTCAACGCCATCGGGTTGCATATTCTTCTGAATGCCATCCAGCGCGAGCACAACGTGGTGCCGCCCAAGCCCATCCTGATTGGGCTGTGCGTGGCGGGGTTGCTGGCCGTTGGGGTGTCGGTGGCCTCGGCGCTGCCGGCCAACGGCTGCGAGACGTGCGTGGCCAACGGGAATGGCTGGTGGTATTGCTTCGCCATTTACGGGCTCTACTGCCTGTGAGTCTTCGGCATGAGGGTCTATGTTTGGCCTACTCTTTTCGAGGCGGTATGACGATGAGTGGCTGACGGTTCGTCCCGATCTCTCCCGCTATGCCACACTGAAAGAGGAAATGGACGAACGTGACCGACTCAACTATGAGCCTCCCCGGCACCGTCGAAAGGATGACAGCGACGTGCATCCTCTTATTCGGTATGGCGTGCGTGTCGGGATTCCCTCCGTCATGGCGGCGTGCCTCGTCTATTGGCTGGTGATGAAACTCGACACGAAGCAAGACGCCGCGCTCGAGTTGGCACGGACCCATGCCACGATGACCACGATGATGACGGAACAGTCCAGCCGGATTGAACGCCTGATGGAGATCTCCGTGGCGCTGCAGACGGCGCAGTGCTACAACGACGCCGACACGGTGGACGAACGCCGACAATGCGGGCTGGCGAGTCGATAGGAGACGAGGTGGCGACTCCCGATGAGGTGTCCCTGCGTGTTTATCTGGAGTCCTTGATCGCCTCAGCCGATCAACGCTACTCGCAGCGGTTTGACGCGCAAGAGAAGGCCGTGACCTCGGCGCTGGCCGCCGCGAAAGAGGCGGTGATCAAGGCCGAGATCGCGTCAGACAAACGCTTTGAGGGGGTCAATGAGTTTCGGGCGGCGCTCTCCGATCAACAGCGGACGTTGATGCCTCGGGCGGAAGTTGAAGCGATCAACACGGCGCATGAAAAGGAAGTCTTTGAACTCAAGAAACGGCTGGACGCGCTCGCCGCTGAACGTGCCGGCATCAAGGGCGGCTGGGGCTATGCGGTCGGGGTTGCGGGACTCGTGGCCTTACTCATCGGTGGGGTGTTGACGGTGTTGAACCTGTCGAAAGGCTGAGATGCCTGACAAACTCCTCGGCGTCCATCCCGACCTCCAAGAGAAGGTCCACCGCATCCTTGACGCCATGACGGTGCTGGGGTTGGAGATGCGGGTGACGGACGGGCTGCGGACCATCGAGCAGCAGCAAGCCCTCTATGCCCTCGGGCGGTCGAAGCCTGGGAAGATCGTGACCAATGCGGATGGGGTGGTCCATCGATCCAACCATCAGGTCCATGCGGACGACTTCGGCCATGCGGTGGACTGCACCTTCTGGGTGGACGGAACGCCGTCGTGGGCCGAAGACCTCCAATGGCGACTCTATGGCGAGATGGCGAAGGCGCTCGGGCTGAAGTGGGGCGGGGACTGGTCAAAGCCAGACAAGCCGCACATTGAGTTGCCATGAGCAATTTGACCACCGACGGCACGGCGCTCTACACCAGCAGGATTCATGGGCACCTCGTTGAGGTGTGGCGCGAGTCTGCCCTGCTGCAGGCGTCCCGGCTGATGCCGGTGGCCATCATGGATGACGTGGTCGCCGTCTCCCCCGCTGGTCGTGTGGCGCTGTCGGTCAAGACCGGGGCCGATCATGCGTGGGGATGTGTGGACTTCGGCCCGTGGATCGACTTCGGTCCTGCTCAAGGTGGGCACAGCAACCACGTCGCGTGGGTGGATGAGCGGTTTGTCTTCGCCCGTATCGATGCTGGCGCCGTGGACCTGGTCGAGCAGAACGAGACAGGGCAGGAGATCCACCGTGTGCCCTGCAGCATCCCCGGCACCTCGCAGGGCATCCTCCAGTATGACGACCTCGAGCATCGGTTTGTCCTGAGCGACGAGCGCCGGGACGTGGCCATCGGGACGATCCACTACGTCCTCCCCGTGCGCCGTGGGGCGTGGTGGAACGGGCAGTGCATCGTGGGCGGCGACCACAACCGGATCACCCATGCCAGCGGGGCACCGTCGTGGCAGTCCGGCCCACAGTCCCAGGCCGAGCAACCGCAACTGGCGGTGATTGGCGAGCGCCTCGTCACCAACGGGCCGATGGAATACTCGACCGCGCACCCCAACCAGCCGCCGACGGTCACCCCTATCCCCCCGGAGCCGCCTGTGCCCATCGCCAGACCCAAAGTGACGATTACGGACTATCAGCCGCGCACGGGGCCGGCGCCGTTGGCGTGTCGGGCCGTCTGGGCCAAGGAAACCGGCTCGGGGCCAGTCACACGGGTCGAGTGGCTGATCCGGCCGCTGGGCACCTCCGCGTGGACGGTGGCCGCCAACAACGTTGCGACAGACGCCACGCACACCTATCGCGTCGGGGCGGGATCGTTTGAGATTGCCCTGAAGGGGATCGGTCCCGGAGGCACCGCGCAGACGAGCAAGCAACGCATCATCCGGGCGACCGCGCCCACGCCAGAGCCGCCAGACCCCGGCCCTGTGCCGCCCATCCCGCCTGAGCTACCCGTGCCGCCGCCGACCTCGGCAAGGCTGGGCCTCGTGCGGGGGAACGGCTTCCAGTTCACGGACGATACCGGGGGGTTCCTGGCGTGGGGCACGACCCTGTTCTGGGGTGCCTACGGTTATGTGTTTGAGCGGGACCGGATCGAGGCGCACCTCGCCAATATCCAGCGCAAGGGCATCGATTACGTGCGGGTGATTGCCACTGGGCTGCGGAAGGGCACGGCCGAGCGATCGCTGGACCCCTCCACCTCGAGCTACGCGCAGGGCATCGCCGGCCTGACCGATCTGGCGTATGACACCTACGGCCTTCGGGTGCAGTGGACGATCTTTGGGGCCACGTATGACGCGCCGACGAAGACGGATCGGGCGCGGGCGGTGGACACGTTCTGTGCGGCGCTGGCCGGACGCACGCACAAAGTCCATGCGGTGGAAATTGGGAATGAGGCGTGGACTAACGGATTTCCTGGCGACGAGGGTCGCGACGAACTCACCGCGCTGGTAGGCCGTGTCCGTGACAAACTCCCGAACCTCGTCGCGCCGACCTGTCCCGCCCCCGGTGACGACATCACCCGCGAGAAAGTCCAGTATTACTACAAGGGCACCAGAGCCACGGTCATCACCGAGCACCATGCGCGGTCGGAAAAGCCTCCAGATGGCGTGTGGCGGCACACGAAGAAGCCGTGGCGCGAGACGATGTTCGTCGTGGAGGGGTGTCCGAAGCTGCGCCGGAATCAGGAGCCGTGGGGACCGGAGTCCTCCGGGGATGAGGGCAACGATCCCACGGTGCTGGCGATTGACGCCGTAGTCACCTGGCTGGCCGGTGAGGGCGATTACCTGCTGCACTGCGGGGGAGGTATCTACGGGCTGGCCGACCCCACCAGGGGGCGCCCAGCGGACCTGTGGGACACCGAGAATTGGGACGCGATCTGTGCCGGCATCAAGGCCATGCGGGCAGCGGTGCCGGCCGACCTCCCCAACTTCACCAAACACAAGACCAACAAAGGCCCCTTCCGGTTTGTCGATACCCCTGACGAACAACTCAGCGCGGCGTATAGTGCCACCAGCGGATCTGGGGTTGGGCAGCGGATTGTGCAGCCCGTCTGGGGTGTGGTGAAAGCCACAACATTCACCTTACAGGATGGCCGCTGCACGGGCACCATGCTGGACCCGGCCACCGGGGCTGTGCTCGCCACCTTCGATCGGTCGTTTACGGTAACACCGCAACAGCGGGCCGTGGTCGTCGTGGCCACCAGGACCGCGTAGGAGCCTCCTGTGACTCTGTCAAAGATCCTCGCGCTCGTCGGGCTGTTCTGTGCGGTCGTGTCGCTCCTGGGCATCCCAGCGGCCGTCTACGTGCTTCCGGTTGGTCTAGCCTGCGTAGCGGGCGCGGTGCTGGTGTCATGAATACGATTACCGGCTCGGCCGTCATCGACTCCCTCGCCATTTCCACGGCCGTCGTGGCGCTGGTGCAACTGTCGAAGTGGGGCTTCCTGCACGACAAGTATGGTCCGCTGGCGGTGATGATCTACTCCCTGCTCGGCGTGGCCCTGTTTGGCTACAGCAAGGCCATCCCGTTTTCCGGCGCCAACGTCTGGGAATACTTCGTCGGGTTCATCGCCGTGATGCTCCAGGCGGCGGGCATCTTCGGGTTCACCCGTGCCAGTGCGGAGGCCGTCTCGAGGATGACCCCGCCCCCAGGTGGGGCCGCTGGTGGGAGCACCACGGTCTAACCTCATGCCCCGGCTCCCCAGGCCCATCCGGAAACCACGGCCACCCCTGCCCCGGTGGAAGCGGGCGTGGCGGTGGTATCAGGGACTGCCCCAGCCCGCCAAGCATGGCTTCGCGTTTGGGGCGCGTCTGTTCGTATTGACAGGGGCGCTCTACTTGAACGCCACGCACTTCGACAAGACGGAATACCGGACCATCATTGCGATGGCGGTCATGGATGCGGTCGGATTTAAACGGAGAACCTAATGCAGACAATGAGACGACAGACGCTGGCGGCACTGATTGTGCTGTCGGCCTTGAGCACGGCGGCCTCGTGCCCCCCGAAGCCCACCGAACCACAACGGCAGGAGCAGGTTGTGCTCCTCGCGCAATCCGCGAAGCGGGCTGAGCAGATCGTGCATGTGGTTGAGTCAGCACAGACGACCGAGATCGCGCTGTTCAACTCGGAGACCATCTCTGACTTCACGCTGGTGAAGCATCAGCAGTATCAGGCGAAGTTTGAGAGGTTCGCGGACATCGCGAAACCCCAACTCGTTCTTGCGAAGGCCGCATCCACGCCAGACTCAACCCGGGCTCAAGCCATCAACATCGTCGAGCAGGGCGTTCAGGAGTTAATCAAGGAGTTTAAGGTCGATTCCCCCTCCCCACTGGTCACCGCGATCTTCACTACGCTTGAGCTGACGCTCGAGATCACACAGGGAGGGCAGTAATGGGAATCCTACAGATCCTTAACATCGTGTCGATCATTGCCTCTGGCTTCGCGCCATTCAAGAAACAGTTGCAGTGGGTGGAACTCGGCGCGAAGCTCACGACGGATGTCGTCAATGAACTCACGAGCGGTGGCGCCGTGGTTGTGGACGAGAACGGGAATCCTCTGACGAAGGAACAGGTGTCTGAGATAGCTCAGGCGCACTGGACCGAAGCCATCGCGGGACTCGACCGCATCAAGGAGCGGGCGCAGAACGAACGCGCTCGGACGGACGGCTGATGGCCGGAACCTTCGTCACCTACAAAGGCCGGAAGCAAGGCCGTCAGGTCTGGCGCTGGAAGACGGTGGCCAGGAATGGGCGCAAGACGGCCAACGCCGGAGAAGCCTACGTCAATCAGTCGGATGCGGTGACCGGCGCATTAGCGACGGCCCGGATCATTGCCGAGGCCAACGGCTACCGGCTGGCGAAGGGCTGAAGCTCAGCCGGTCAGCGCGTGCTGGGAGGGGTGTTACCCTGACGCCCTCAGCGGGGTTGGACCGCTGGCACGCGCTGGCCTGCCAAAGATAGTGCTTGACCTACCGATAGACATGGCATATACATACCAGTATGCCAAAACGAGAGCGCGGTAAGACCTTCCTGCTCGACCAGATTCCACCAGGCCCGTGGGCCAAAGTGAAAGCGCGGGCGCAGCGCGAAGGGCGTTCCGTCAAGTTCGTCATCCTCACACTGCTGGCCGAGTATCTTCAACACGGACTGCGAAGGGACTAGTCATGGACCTCGACATTCTGCTGCAGTCGCTGCGTGAGTCGCTGGCAGGGTTTACGCTCTCGCTGGTGATGGCGGGTGTGGCGATCCTCCTGTTTGGGTTGCTGGCCCGTGTGGCTGAGCGGTGGGGGTTCTGATGCGTGCGGTGGTGCTCGCCTTGGTCGGGACTGTCGGCTTTATGTTGCTGCTGGTATCGGCGGTGCTGTGGATGCTGCAGATTGTCAAGGCCGTCTTTCCGCACGACCCGCCGCCGCTGCAGGATGGCGAGTCGATTGCCAGCCACCTCGGCAAGTTGCACTGGTAAACGGCCATGCCTGAATTGACCTATCGTGACCGCGTGGCGTGCTACTTCAAGGCGCACCCAGGCCAATGGATCGACGGGATGGCACTAGCACAGGTTGGAGGGTGTTATGCCTGGAGGACACGGGTAAGCGAGTGCCACACCCAACTTGGCATGGACATCGAGAACGACGTGCGGCAGGTGCCCAACAGCCGGCGCAAGGTCAGCCTGTATCGGTATCGGCCTACCATTTTGGAGATGGCTGAGATGCCCAAAGACCCGATGGAAAGCCCGGAGCAGGCCGAAGTGGAAGCGGACGAACGCTTCTATGAAGACCGGGACGACGCTGAGCCCGACGACGATGAAGACGAGGACCAGCCAGAGGAGAATCCCCGCGAGAAGGGGGACGACGACGGCGTGGAATACGGCGACCCCAGAGACGAGCAAGAGGAGCGGCGCCGCGATTGGTAGAAAGAGGGGGCGACCGGCTGCGAATACGGCCGCCCCGATCCACAGGAAGGATGAGGCTCCCAATGGACCATAACAGCCCGAGTTTACCAGATATTCCGATCATGAAAGAAAGCAACGTCAGGCCGATGCCACTGTCGGTGGCCACGCGCATCGAGGTGGTGTGTAACGTCATCGCGGACGTGCTGCACAACGCCTACCAGGTGCAGGCGGGGTTGCCCCCGACCAACTTCAACTCGCTGCCTGGGGACGTCCAGCGCGTCTACGAAGGCATGGCGCGGTTGGCCGTGGTGCCGTTGTTGGACGAGAACGCCCTGAAGGTGGCCGAGGGGAAGGCCATCGAGAGCGCGGCAGGCATCCTGCTGAACTACCTCAACGAAGACAATATGGTAGAAGCCGAATTTGTCCCACCAGAGCGGTGGGAGTATCGCGTCACGGCGATCGTGCGCTCGGCCATTGCCGTCTACCAGAAGTCGCTGATGGAGGTGCCAAGGTGAACCGCATTTTCGTGTTCTGCAACAACTGCTCCGGTGATGGCGATTGGCACGAGTTCACCGCGTTGTCCGAGGATGGCGTGTTTCTCGCTGGTCATATCTGCTCACATCACGCCTATGGCCCTCACGATATGGGCGTGATCGAAACCGGCTGGAAGCGTGATATTTACGCACGTCACTTCCCTGACGGGTTCACGGTTGAGATGGTGGATAACCCAAAGACCGATCAAGACGTGCAAGCCGCCTACGCACGTCACTTGGCCATGACGAAGGACGAGTATCAGGCCAAGATCGCTAGGCTTCAAGAGGTGTCCAAATGAGTCCGTTTACGAAGGTGGGCGACATCGCCCCGGTGGCCCTGACCCGTATCTCCCCTGCGCCACGGCCGATGTTCACCGACGAACAAGTCGAATTGATCAAGCGGACTATCGCTCCTGGTTGTTCCGACGACGAGTTGGCGTTGTTTATCCAACAGTGCCAGCGCACCGGACTCGACCCTTTTGGCCGGCAGATTTATGCCGTGAAGCGATGGGACAATCGCGCTGGCCGTGAAGTCATGGCCGTGCAGGTTAGCATTGACGGGTTTCGGTTGGTTGCGGAACGGGCTGGCGACTACGCCGGTCAGCAAGGTCCCTTCTGGTGTGCCCCTGACGGCCTCTGGCGGGACGTGTGGCTTGATAAAGACCACCCGGCCGCAGCCAAGGTTGGGGTGATGCGCCGAGGCTTTACAGAGCCGCTGTATGCGGTGGCGCTCTGGACGGAATACGCCCAGAAGAAGAAGGACGGGTCGCTCATCGGCATGTGGACCCGGATGCCGGCGCTGATGCTGGCGAAGTGTGCGGAGTCCCTCGCCCTGCGGAAAGCCTTCCCCCAGGAACTCAGCGGCCTCTACACGGCCGACGAGATGGCCCAAGCCACGCCAGACCGTGAGCCGGAGTTGATGGCCGTAAAGGCCACGCCAGCGCCTGAGGATGGCCAGGTGCGCGTGCTCGAGGTTGGGCCTCCCGTGAAGGCGGGGCAATTCTTCTTCGCCCCGGTGACGCTGACAGGCGGCGTAGTGGTCCGAGCCAAAGGTCAGGACGCGATCGCGCTGTGCCGGGAGTTGGCTTTCGACCAGTCTCCGATCGTGGTGGAGACGAAGCCGGTGCCGAAGTCGGACGGTACGCAGTCCGAGCAGATCGTGGAGATCCACCGAGTGAACGCGCTGCCGACCGCACCTGAGGCACCGCCAGAAGTTGAGCAGGCGCTGGGCGAGATCCCGTTCTGATGGCTACCGTCCGTGAGATGGTGCGGCAGATTCAGGTCGAAGTGCGCGGCGGGGATCTACCGCCAGACCGCGCCAGAGAAGTGCTGAACACGCTGACCTCGCTGATTGGGAACTGCAACGACGAGTTGCGCGAGGCCGACATGAATTACAACGTGGTGCTATTGAAGCACCTCGACACGGACGAAGCCGCCAACCGCGCCAAGATTCGGGCTGAGACAACACCGGAGTATGCCAGGAAGCGCGAGGCGAAGGACACGCTGACGCTGGTGATCGAGATGGTGCGCTCGCTCAAGGTAGTGCTCAAGAGCCAGCAGGAGGAGATGGGGTTGACGCGATGACGGAGTACTACCACGACGTGTGGTGCAATGCCAGCCGCCAATTGCCGATGGGAAATCCTAGCTGTTCCTGCGCGATGTATAAGCGTGCGAGACGGGCTGAACAATTTTGCGAGCACAACGCTGGTATCAGGGTTTGCGAGTGTCCTACCTGTGAAATAGTGCGCGTGCAACTACGTGAGAATGTGTCCGATGCCAGCCAAGTCTAAGGCCGAGATGCTCACACGCGCACAGCAGAAGTCCCGCCAGGCGCGGCAGGACGCCAAGGCCCGCAGAGCTTGCACGGATCAGGTCTGGGGTGGGCATGACGTGCAGCATGGCAACTGCGCGAAGTGTAGGCGGTTTGTGCTGCGGTCCAGCGTGACGCCGTGGGTGCTAGGGCATGTCCACGAGAAGGTGCCCCGCTCGTTAGGTGGTGACCCTGCAGACCCAGAGAACACAGAGTTGTTGTGTTTTGTTTGTCACCAACACGCGCATGGATTGAAGGTCGCGCCATGAAGAATTGCGTGCGCCTCGGCAAGTGGAAGCCCTGCCTGATCGATACCTGCACCACCCTAGTACTGACCGCTGGCGGCCGGAAGCGCTGCGACCCCTGCCAGAAGGTGAAATGGGCAGAGGACTCCAAGGCGCAACGGAAGAAGAAGGGACTGCCGCCGTTGCCTGATGTGCCAGAGTCGTCGTTTCTGATCGAGGCGCGGTTTCAGCAGGCGCTAAAAGAGGTCCAGTCCCGGCGTGGCGAGCGCGAGATTCTGATTGGTTGGGCGTCTCCGCTGTCGAGGATACGCTAATGAACGCCCTCCCCAAGTGCTGCGTCTGCGACCTCCCCGGTGCCGTCCTGCGCCTGCAGTATGGCGAGGTCGGGCCGTGGTGGCTACACCCAGCGTGTTGGATCAAGGTCAGGTCCGACTTTCCGGTGGAGACGCCTGAGCCGGTGGATGAGAGTAAAGAGGAGTTGCGGAAGGAATGACAATCGTGCTACAACGTGGTCGGCCCGAAGCGTTGCTGCTCCGAGCCGACCTACCGTCTTCGTGCTGTTGGCGGACAGCGACGAGTGGGCGACCCAGTTATACCACGGGTGGCCTGTTTCTCTCTACTCCCCCACAACCTGAAGCGGTCACGCCGGTCCATCTGGACTATAGGTGGAGCCGAGTGCTGCGGTCCTTGGCGGCGAACGAGCAAGGACACTTCGGTAGCGACCCTGAAGCGAGTGGGCAACGTTCTCAACGAAACGACCCGCACAAATGCACGGCTGAGAGGCTGATAGCCAGGGGTCTTGTTGCGGTAGAAACGAGTCAGCGGGTAGACACGCAGGCGCGTGCCGCTGAGGGGCAGGGACCGCAGACGCTGAAGACGGGGGATAGAGGGCCGCTGGTTGTACCGTCAGCCATGCAGGGAATAGCCGTTGTTTGTACAGAGGCTTTATGCTCTTTGTAATTGCGCCACAACAATTCGAGCAGGATTTCCAGCAATTCTGGGCCGTCTATCCCTGCCACAAGGCACGGAAACAGGCGGAGAAGGCGTGGCAGCAAGTCAGAGCGTCCCAGCACCTCCCGGCCATCCTCGAGGCCATTGAGGCGCAGAAGGCCGAGCGGGCGGCTCCAGGGTGGCATCCCGCGTGGCCCTACCCTGCGAGTTGGCTCAGAGCCGAGCGGTGGACCGACGACGTGGTCATACCAGTCAGAAAACGGCTGGACGGGCGTACCGACAGCGATCCCTGTCCTATTTGCGGCTACCCCGACCCCCGGCACCACAGCCGGGTGCAGTGCAACCAGTTGTGGCTCGAGCAGCAGCGTGGCGGTCCTCCTGTGGAGCCAGCGTCGTGAGCCCATTAGCCATTGATCTGTTTTGTGGGTTGGGTGGTTGGACCGAAGGGTTACTGGCCGAAGGTTATCGGGTGGTCGGCTTTGACATTGAGCAGCACGTCTACGGCGAGGCTCGGTATCCCGCGCAGCTCGTGCTACAGGACGTGCTGACTATTCATGGCTCGCAGTTCAAGGACGCCGCGCTGATTGTGGCCTCACCGCCATGCCAGGCATACAGCTACCGAGCGATGCCGTGGAAGCGTGCGAAGGCGTTGCCGCCGCCAGACAACTCGCTATTTGAGGCGTGCTTTCGGATTCAGGGTGAAGCGTGTGATGCGGCAGGGAGGCATATCCCGCTCGTGGTGGAGAACGTCAGAGGCGCACAGCCGTGGGTGGGGCGTGCTCGCTGGCACCACGGGAGTTTTTATCTCTGGGGCGATATTCCTGCGCTCATGCCGCTAGTGCTGACGCATCCAGCGAAGCGTGTCGGCCATGACTGGAGCCGATTTGCGAAAACCGGCGAGGTGTCTCCACACTGGCGACTCAACGGTGAGGATTCCGTGAAAGTGTATCCGCAATTCGCAGTGGCCACGGGTATCAAAGGAGCGGATGGCGGCTGGTTTAACGACAACAAACGTAAAGGCGGCATGGAGACAGGCCGGCTGAGTCGTTCAGGCAGCAAGAGCAGCGCCCGTAAGGCCGCATCGGCGCACATTGCGAAGATTCCGTTACCTCTGAGCCGTCACATTGCTCGAGCATGGTATCCAGCAGAAGTCGTAGGTTGGGAGCGGGAAGGGGCACAGGCGCGATGACCTACGCACGCAAGGTTGATAGCACGCACAAGGCCGTCGTGGAGGCGTTCAGGGCCGCTGGGTGGCACGTTCTGGCAACCTTCAGGCTCCCCAACGCCCCTGACCTGTTCGTGGCCAAGGCTGGGCGTACCGTGGCGGTGGAGGTGAAGGGGCCAAAGACGAAGGTCACGCCGGGGCAGCAGTCCTGGCACGCGGACTGGCCGGGGGATACCGCGATTGTGCGGACAGTCGAGGACGTGTTGGAACTACACCGACGAATCTCATATATGCCTTCTGTTCAACGAGTTACGCATGGCATCGAGGTGCTGACGACATGAGCCGCTACCCGTCCGTGATTGACGAGGTGGCCACGCTTCAGGCCGTGCTGGACGGCAGCAGCCTCGCCCGGTTTGGGGATGGGGAGTTGAACCTGGCTCGTGGACTGGACATTCCCTGCCAGCGGTGGAGTGCCGGTCTTCAGCATCGGCTGATGGGCATCTTGGAGGACTCCGGCCGGTGCTTGGTGGGCATCCCAAACATCCACTCGGCAACCCCGAAGGCGGTCTTCTGGTCGAAGTATCTGACGCTCGCCCCTCCACTTCTGGCTGATCGGGAATACGTCAGCGCGTTTATCTCCCGGCCTGACTCGGCCCCGTGGATCGACACGCCGGTCTATTGGGACGCCCTCGAGATGCTCTGGGCCGGGAAGGACGTGACGCTGGTGCGCGGCGACAGCCTGAAGGCGCTCTCCCCGATTGACCTCGACTCCGCGAAGTCCATCCGCACCATCTTGGTCCGCAAGACCAACGCTTTCGCGTGCTACGACGAGACGCTGGACCTGATCGGCCGTCCGTCTGGGCCTGTGCTATTGTGCGCGGGACCGACCGCGACGGTGTTGGCCGTGGATCTCTGCGCTCGAGGGGTCCATGCGGTAGACCTCGGGCATGTCGGGGTCTTCCTCCGCAAGCACCGACGTGGCGACATGGCGACCAGCCTGACGCCGGCTGAAAAGGCGAGGGACTTCTGATGGTCCCTCCAAACGGCCTAGACAAGAAGCCTGTTTTCTAATGACTCCCGGTGCAGTGGGCGACATGAAATGGCGATGATTCGGCGTGCGAGATACATTATGACGAATTGGGCCAGCCGTCCGTCACCTGGAGGATGGGGCGTTACCTTCTCGCATAATTGGACCTTTATGAAGGTCTTACAGGACGTTCCAGGCGCGGCGTGTTGGCGCTGCAAGAAGGACTATCGGCGTGGCGACAACCTTGTCCACATCGCCATCAATTCCGAAGACATATTGAAGCCCGAAGAGATCTACCACTATCGCTGTATTCCTCCAGCGCGGTGGCACTTCGGCAAACTTGCCGGGTCGCTCCCGGCTTGGGACTTGCCGTCCGATGAGTCCCCTGCTGAAAATGCAGGCACGTCATCGGCGGCGGGTCCGACTTTATGACGTGGACTCCCCCACCTGTCTGGTCTGTGCCGAAACTGTGGCCGGGTGAGCGGTGCTTTGTGCTCTGCGGTGGCGCGAGTATTCAGGCGCAGCGCGAGTTGATCCCACAACTCCCCGGCAAGGTTATCGCGGTCAAACACGCGGCCCTGCTGCGGCCTGACGCGGACGTGCTGTTCTGGGCTGGCGAGCACGCTGAGACGTTGGCCCCGCCTGTCCTGAAAGCCTTTCGAGGCCGGTATATCGTCGTCAGGGGCAAGGGCCATCCGGTCTTTCCTGTCGAGGCCAAGCGGGTGGGGCGACCCGATCGCCACTACGAGTTGTGCGACAATCCGTCACTCGTGTCGGGCTATGACGCGGGCACGTCTGCGATTAACCTGGCCTACCACTTCGGGGCGACGACGATTATCCTGTTGGGCTACGACATGACCGGCCCGTCTGGCTCACCAGGAATGCCTCCCCCGAAGGAAAGCGTGTTCCAGACGCACATGCTGCCGCTGCCGCTGATTGCCGCCGATGCCGAGCGCAAGGGGATTCGGATTGTGAACTGCTCGCATCTCAGCCGGGTGGCGTGTTTTGAGCGTGGCCGGGTGGAGGATTTCCTGTGAACGGCTCAGCGAAAGACTATGCCTTTGGGCAGAAGAATAACTGGCGTAGGACTGTCTGGAATGACGTGCTCAGCCGCACAAGAGGTCTAGAGAAGACCCACCCCGTTTTATATATGCCTGGACCGGACGACATCGACAGAGACGTTGCAGCGTGTAAGGGGGTGCCAAGTAGGAACCTGATAGCGATAGACCGCAGTTTCAGTAATGTTGCCAACGTGAGGCGTACCAAGAACCCAGCAGTCTGCGCTGATGTTTTTCGGGTGTTGAGCGCTTGGCCTGTGGATCGTCCCGTATGCGCGATCATGCTTGATCTGTGCTGTGGGATGACGATGTATTTAGCGAAGGAATTACAGGCATTACTGTTGCGACAACCCTTCTGGGGCGCGGCGGTGATGGTAAACATGATGCGTGGCAGGGACGCAGAGACGAACGAGATCAGGGCAGTATTGTCGCGCTGTGGTGCGCTACGTATGGCGGCTGACATGGTAGGTCAGGGATACTTGTCAGACAAGCACAGGGGCTTGTGTTTGACGGTCTGGAATGGATCGAAGGCGTGGGCCTCGTGCGTTCGTGTCAACGCTGGGGATTGGGAAGCGGCAGCGGATCAGATATTTTGCAGCGATGAAGATGTATGGAGGCTGCTCGACGGACGGCATTTCAAGATCGCTGGGTGCGAGTTCATCAGCCGTTCTGAGGAAGTGAGAGATAAACTTCATGAGTTGGCCGCTGCTAAGATGGCAGTCAGAGAAAAGCCCAGATATTATACCTACCGATCCGGTGTCCTCGTTTTTGATTCTGTCGTATTGTCCAATACCAAGGTCGGCGGTCTACTCCCACGGGAATACGTAGATAACCTAGATGAGAGATTGCAACTTCAGAAGGACGGTAGAACATCGAGGAAAGTGAGCGCGATGCTGGCCGTGAGAACTCAACGGTCGAATAGAGGCGCGGCATGGAATACATAAAACTAGGCACCGTCGCGCAACAAGTGACGGACGGCGAGACGACCAGTGCCGCCGTTGTGGCAGCGGTCACGGCTGATACCCTTCGCGTGGTCAACGTCAAAGGCTTGGTCCTGACCGCAGCACAGGTGGCCAGTCATCTCAGCGGGGCTGTGGACGGCGACACCTTGACCTGGACGTCAGCGAATGTGTGGCCGGGATGATGATCGACTGTGCGCCAGCTTTCTGTTATATCGGCATGGCCACGTCGGCCATTATTGGCGTGCTATACGTCTGCGTCCTCTGGTGTTATGCCGTGGGAGCAGCGGAGGCGTTTATAGACTGGAACCGTAGACGTCTTCACGCCAATGACATCACACGGGAACGTCGGTCATGATTCGCCAGTCCGACCTCATCTCTGATGAATATCTCGACCTTCAGCGGGCCATGCATGCTGCCAAGTTACCCTACGGCAACCGTGGGGCCGAGTGGACGCAGACGGTGCTGGAAGTCGCCAAGCGGTATGACGTGGGGTCGATACTGGACTACGGATCAGGCCACGGGCGGCTGGCGTCTGCCCTCCGTGAGCATGGCTACTCGGTGCGGGAATACGACCCCGCCATCGAAGGGAAGGACGGCCTCCCGTATTTTGCGGACCTCGTCGTGAGCACGGACATGCTCGAGCACGTCGAACCGGACAAGTTAGACGCCGTGCTGGCCCACATGCGGCTGCTGGCTCGCAAGGCCGTGTTTGTGGTCATCTCCACGCGGGAAGCCCAGCGGGTGCTGCCGAATGGGAAGAACGCGCACCTGATTATCCGTGACAAGCACTGGTGGCGGCAGCGGGTGGAGCGGTCTGGCTTTCGGTTGCGAAAGTCGCCGCGCACCATGCCGAAGGAGATGCCCTCGAAGTGCTGGATCGGGACGCTAAAGCCATGAGTTGTGGACGTTACGCCACTTACGCTGACGGTGCGATAGGACCTCCTGGCTGTGACCTCACGGTCTGTTGCCTCTACGTCCAAGGCGAGTATCCCTACACGCCTGCCTACGTCTACAACCTCGAGGCGATGGTCACGCGCTGGATTGACCGGCCCTTCCGGTTTGTCTGCCTGACAGACCAGCCGTGGTTGTTCACGGACCTTGAGACGATCCCCATCCAGAAGTTGCCGGGCTGCTTTGCCTACTGGAATAAACTGCAACTGTTCGACCCGAAGCGCGAGTGGTCCGGCCGCTTGCTGTATCTCGATCTCGACGTGCTGGTGGTGGCACCGCTGGCCCCGATTATCGACTACCCTGCCGAGTTTGCGCTGACGGACGACCCGCCGTATGTCAGGCCGAAGGGCCGCGACAAGTATGGGCGTAAGATCTTCCGCAAGTTCAACTCCAGCGTCATGGTGTGGGATGGTGGCACGCAGACGCACCTCTACACGCAGTGGGTGCCTGACATTGCGAACACCTACTCAGGCGACCAATGCTGGCTAGGGCTGAAAGCCCATAGGGCGGTCGGAATGGATAGGTCTTGGTTTCCAAGGCTCTCTGAAGTAACGAATCCCCCGTTTGGACAAGCTAAGGTTATCCTCTCTAAATCCCCGAAGAACGATCTTGCTGTCGGCCGGTATCCGTGGTTTTCAGCCTACTGGGGTGCGGCCTGATGGGCATCCTGAAGGAGCCGGCGCAGTTCGTGACCGACCTGAAGTTACCGGCAGGCTTCAGCGTGTGCGAGTTGGGCCACCAGTTCATGGCGGGTGGTGAGTTGGACGTGCCTGCCTCGGAGTTCTACAAGCGGCTGGGGTGCGGACGGTATGAGTCGGTCGACGCCAACGGCAAGGGCACGGTCACTGCTGATCTAAACAGGCCCTACGTGGCCTTTACAGGAGGTCCAGGGTTTCATACGGACTTCTTCGATCTCGTTACTGACTTCGGCACAGGCGAACATATCTTCGACCAAGCCCAAGTGTGGCGCACCATTCACAACCTGACCAAGCCCGGTGGCTATATCGCCTTCGACCGGCCTTCGCAGGGCTACAGTAAGCATTGCTTCTACCTCATCACGGCTGGCTTGATTCACGACCTCGCGCTGGCGAATGGCTACGTCATCATGCGGCTGGAAAACAAGAAAACCCCTCGCGGCCAACTCCTACGCGGGGTGCTTCGCACGCCTCGTCATGCGCTCCCATTCCAGCATCCCCAGCAGGGGCGCTATCAGTCGAGTCTCAAGATACAGGTGGCAGGATGAGCTACCGAATGTCTGAAGTGATCAAGATGACTGGCGCGGCAAGATCGCAGATCGAGTTTTGGACTCGCTTCGATTGGTTGCCAGACGCGAGACATGGCGGTGGAACTGGTAGGCATAGGCGATACACAGACGCCGATGTGTCTGCAATCCGTGCGGCGATCAAGTTGTATCGAAAATACGGCCAATCCGCACCAAGGGCTTACTTTCTTAAGAACAGTGGAGCCGAACAGTGAAGGCTAAAGCCAAGACTCGGCGATGCACCTGTCAGCCGGTTGATGGCATCCATACGATGTGGTGTGGTCAGCCAAAGCGGAAACACAAGTGTTTCCCTATACAACAGCCGGACCAGCACATCTTGATGCCGTTGAGGTGTCGGTGGTTTGGGCACCCGTGGACGTTCAAACACGAGGGATGTTGGGTATTGGCTGTCTGTAGCCGATGCGGATTGCGTGGAGAGCACTGGAAGTCATGTAAGTCGTCTGAGGTGGCAGGATGAGGGCATTTCTGATCTGTGCAGTGCTGGTGGCCCTCACCGCTGTGGCGTCGTTCTACCTTGGGTTGCATCAGCGCCAGGTCTTGCCGACGTCGATTACCACACCTGAGACGATGATCTGGCATCAGGATTGTCTCCCTCCTGCGCCAGGGGAAGTGTTGGAGAAGTTATGATCGGCACGTCCACGACGCTGGATGTTCTCCTGAAGCGTGCCGGCAAGTATCAGGACGGCACCACGCCCACCGTGCTGCCGAGGCTGAGCCGCACGCATTTGCCTGGGTTGTGCCACGAGTTGGGCTTTACGCGAGGGGCCGAGATCGGCGTGTGGAAGGCTGGCTACTCGCTGCAGTTCTGCAAGGAGGCGCCGAACATGCACATGCTCTGCGTGGACTCATGGGCACAGCATGACGGCTGGGATGATGGCAAAGCCTCCAGCCAGGACAAGATCGACGAAGCCTATCTGATCGCCACACAAGTGCTGGCTGAGAAGAACGCCACGATCGTGCGGAGCTTCTCATCCGATGCGGCGGCTCAGGTGCCTGATGGCTCGCTGGACTTCTGCTACATTGACGGGAATCACGCCTACGAGCATGTGCTGATGGACCTGATTGACTGGGCGCCGAAAGTCAGGGCTGGCGGGATTCTGGCAGGGCATGACTATCGCATCTTCCCAGAGAAGCCGTATATCCAAGTGGTGCCAGCGGTGTTGGCCTATACAGCGGCACACCAGATCACTCCGTGGTTCCTGACGGCGGCTGACCGGAATCCGAGTTGGATGTGGGTGGTGAGATGATAGACAAGGCTAAGGCGTTGGCCAATATTCGTGCAGGCACTCGGGCCGAGATGCGGTTGGCCTGCTGTGTGGTTGTAGCGTCGTTTGTGTTCGCTTTCGGCTTTTATCTCTACCTGAAAGCCATATGAAGCAGATCCAAGGCCTCTGCTGGCCAGACGATGTCGGCACCAAGTGGGCGCACAGCTTTAAGCATGTCCGCTCTCTCGAGTGGGCCGTCTGTCGCTGTCGACAACGTCGCACGGCGGTGCAGGCCGGTGGGAATATCGGCCTGTGGCCTCGACGGTTGGCTGAGGACTTTGACCGTGTCATCACCTTCGAGCCTGATGCCATCAGCCGGGAATGCCTACGGCTGAACGTCCCAGCGTCCGTGGAGGTGCATTCGCAAGCGTTGGGCGCCGTGCCTGGGGTGTGCGGCCTCGAGCGCGAAAGCCTCGGCTCGCACCATGTGGTGCTGAAGGGGACAGGGGTAGACGTGACCACGGTGGATTCACTCGGCCTGTCAGATCTCGACCTGTTGCAACTCGACATCGAGGGATACGAATACCACGCCCTGTTTGGCGCGATTGAGACGCTGATCCGGTGTCGGCCGGTGGTGCAAGTGGAGATGCGCGGCTTTTCAGCGCGGTATTACGCGGGCGATGACGACATCCTGCGGCTGCTGGCACGGTTGGGGTATCTGGAGGTGAGTCGGCAACCTGGGAATGATGTGGTATTTGAGGTGCCGCAATGAGTTGGGACATCGGCCTCCCCCGTGTGGATGTGCCGCAAGGCGACCAGCCGAAGCACTGCACGATTGTGCTGCCCTACTATGAGAACCCGCGTTTTCTTGACGGCCAACTGACCAGATTTGAGCAGTTCCCTCCTGAGCTCAGCGCACATATCGACCTGATTGTCTGTGACGATGCGTCTCAGAGACACCAAGCAGAGGATGTGATTCGCCGGCACTCTGGCAAGATCGCACTCGGCACTGGCTACAGGCTGTTTCGTAATACCGGGCTGGACATTGCATGGAACTGGATTGGTGCTCGTAACAGGGGAGCACATGAGGCGTGGCCAGAAAGCTGGTTGCTGATGACGGATATGGATCATGTCCTCCCGCAGAGCACCGCCGAGGCGCTGGTTTACGGGAAGCACGATCCAGGCACCGTCTACGCCTTCGAGCGGCTCGAGCACTCCGGCGAGCGCATCCACCCTCATTCAGCCTCGTTCTTCATGACCCGCGAGATGTTCTGGAAGATTGGCGGCTACGACGAGCGATTCGCAGGTCACTACGGCAGCGACGGCCAGTATCGGAAGCGGCTCCGTGCGACGGCCCCCCTAGTCATCTCCAGTGACCGCCTGATTCGCTACGAGCGGCACGGCGACTCGAGCACAACGGCCTACGCACGCAAGACGCCTGAGGACAACGCCGCCATCGCTCGCATCGCCAAGGAGATTGAGGGCACACCCCCGCTGGTGCTGAGTTTCCCGTATGTCGAGGTTCCACTGTGATCCGACAAGTTGTGGCGACAGGGTTATTGCTGATTGGTTGTGTCCAGTTGGCGTTCCTGTTTGGCTATCGAGTCGGTCTAGCAGTGCTACTGATTACTATTGCCTCCTGGATTGTTCTGGAGGAGCAATCGTGAGCGTGCTGTCTGTGGTGACATGGAAGTGGCGCTCCCCAAAGGGCTACCGCTCCACCTTCACCTCGGCCCACGTCAACACATTATTTAGGATGGTCAAGCGCCACTATGCCGATGGCCATCGCACGATCTGCGTCACGGACGACCCAACAGGGTTGGACCCGCACATCGAGGTGGTCCCCCTGTGGAAGGAATGGGCCGACATCCCCAGCCCACACGGAGGGCATAACCCCAGTTGCTATCGACGGTTGAAGATGTTCAGCCCAGAGGCTGGCAGGTTGTTCGGGGAGCGGTTTGTCAGCATCGACCTCGACACGGTCATTACCGGCAACCTGCGCCACCTGTGGAACCGTCCAGAGGACTTCGTGATGTGGGGCGAAACCGACCCCCGCAGTTACTACAACGGCAGCATGTGCCTGATGACGGCTGGCTCTCGGCCTCAGGTGTGGGAACGCTTCAACCCACAAACCTCGCCCAAGGAAGCCAAAGCCGCAGGGAAGTTCGGGTCTGACCAGGGCTGGATCTCCTACGTGCTCGGCCCTGGTGAGGCGACATGGACCACCAAGGATGGTGTGTATTCCTACCGGCTGCACGTCTACCCCAAGAAGGACAAGCTCCCCCCTGATGCTCGGGTCATTATGTGGCATGGCGGCCAAGATCCCTGGGGACCACACGGCCAGCGGATCGAGTGGGTCAGGCGGCACTATGTCTGACCGCTACCTCTATCATCAGAATTGTCGGGCCAACCGTATCTGGTTCCTGCGCTGGCCTGTGCCGAAGCGCGTCATGGTGTGGCTTGACCACGGCCCTAGGTGGATGGGTCGGTGGCTCTACTGGCGTGGACTGTCACGGATGACGATTACGGAAGACACGGCATTTGGGACACGCGCCTATCGCTGCCAGCGGTGCTGGTTGTGGCTGCACGAGGATCTGTGATGAAACTGTTCCACCCTTACAAGATTGATTGGCTAGATGTGGGCCTGATCGTCTTCAGCTCACTCATGGCCGCAGCGTCGTTCGGCATGGCGGTCGGATTCATCATCTGGGTGATCATTCGGTGAGTCTCGCCCCACTTCGCATCTGCAGCGAGCCAGGCTGTCCCACTCCCACACGGGACACCCGCTGCCCCGTGCATACGCGCACACGGATACAGGCGTATGATAGGCAGCGTGGCACCTCCACCGAGCGTGGCTACGGCGTCAGATGGGGACGCTACCGGGCCTGGTTCCTCGAGCAATGGCCCCTGTGTGGGGACAAACCAGACTCGGCCCCCCAGACCACGGACAGCGAGTGCGAGTGGCTGGGCCTCCAGGTGCCCGCTACGGTGGTCGATCACATCATCCCGGTGACTGGGCCAGACGATCCGACGTTCTTCAAGCCAGAGGCCCACCAAGCCCTCTGTAGCCGCTGCCACGATGTGAAGCGACAACGGGAGAGCACGCAGGCGAGGACGTCATGCCGATAGGCCCACCACGGGAAGGCGCCTCACGGCGTGAGATGGCTGAGCACGTCGCCAAACTGGTCTACCAGGAGATTATGGGGTGTCGCCACTGCAAGGTAGACTGGCGCACTCGTGATGGCGTGACGAACAACGCGAACCCGATGGTCATCCAGCCCTTCTCGGCCACTCCCAAGACCATTGTGATTGAGATCGACGGCGGATGCGGACAGCCAGTGTGGAACGGGGGGGAGGTTGTAACCTCGTGAGGTCAAAAGCCCAAAAC